TCACGGTGCTGGCGCTGCAACCATGTCGCCCGCGGGATAGAGCTGCAACATCGCGCGAGCGGCTTCAGCATTCGACGTCGTGAGCCACTCTTCCCAATCGTCCGGCCGAAGTATGACGACCGATCGCTTTTCGTCGCCGGGCTTATGCATGCGCGACATGATGGGATCGCCCTCGGCGTTGACGGTGATCATCGCCATCGTGAGCAGCTCGTTCCCATCCGCGCCCGTCAGCGTACGCCAGATCCCTGCAACACAATACGGCCGCCAGCCAGACAGGCCGATTCGATGCCAGACGTTTCGGCCGGTCTCGTAGCACGGCTCGTAAATCCATTGCACCGGAATCAGACAGCGGCGACCGGCGCGCCACGCCGGCCCGTATAGCGGCGACTTCCCAAGATTGTCGTCACGCACGTTCATCGTGCTACGCATGATCGGCGGCGCTTTGCCCTCAGCCTTCGCTTTATCGATGTTCGCCTTCTGCATCGCACGCGGCCAGTAACCAAACCCCGCGAGGAACGCCTCGACGCGCCCGTCGATCATCGCAACCGTGGGCGCAAGATAGTCCGGGTAGATCTCAGGCTCCCAGGGCGCTCTCTTCCATAGGTCAATCAAGCCAAGCCGAAGCTCGCTGATGCCCGGATCTTCGTCGGGGGCGCGATAGTTGGTGCACACGACGGCACCTCTTTTCAGGGGATGGATCACTTCATCATAGTCCACGATATACTGTATAAACTTACAGGTTTTCTCGTATCACGAAATGATCCTGCCACCGTTCAATCCGCCCAAGCTACCCGAGATGACCGAGTGGTGGACGCGCTGCACGTATGCGGACGTCCAACGGCTGATTCTCGAAGTTCAGCACCAACGCCTCACGTTGTGGGAGCTCCGCAGTTGCATCGCCGATGCGTCGCGGCGGGCTCGCGCAATTGACCCGTCGTTGCTCGAGTATGGCGCGCCGCTACGGAGGCTCGGCTACATTGTCGAGAAGGAAATTGATCGTGCCGCCCCATTCGCCCGTATGCGAGAACCAGTCGCGCCCTTTTCGGACGAGTGGCGTGCCCGCGAAGAGCTCAAGTCCAAATGCTGGGAGTCTCCGGACGACACGCCCCCCGGCACGTCGCCGAAATCGATCCCACAATTTCAGCGGGTAACGTGGGCGGAACTGCGCGAGAAATGGCGCATCGAGGAAGGCAAGAAAGTGGGCCGGCATACGCTCGAGCAGCGCATGGCTCTTGATATCGCATATTTGCGAAGCAACATCGTCGGGAAGTCGCGAAAGCTCGTCGATGCAGCCCGAATTGAAGCAGAGAAAAGCGGAGTGCAGTTGTTCGCTCTCGACCAGTTGAAACGCCTTCTTGAAGCCGAACACGAGGATGAAGCGTTCAGCCATATCGTGTAGTGACGGATAGATGCGAGTGGCTCTGCACCTGACAGATTCACCGGGTGCGGCGTGATTTTGCAGGCATGTACACTATGCGCGTCGAAAATCACAGGGGGCCACGCGATGCCGATCCGCTGCACATTCGTTTTGAACAATCAGCCGACGTCCGCTTTTCATTGCCCAGGCGTAGGCACTCTGCCGGCGTTCTCCGGCCGCAGTTCCGGCCGCGACAACCCGGAAGCAACCGCGATCGAAAAAGTCGGCCCGATACCGAAGGGCGTCTACTACATCGTGGACCGTCAGTCGGGTGGAAATCTCGGGTGGCTCTATGACCTGTGGGGCCAATTCGGGTACGGCACGTCCGATCACACGAAATGGTTCATGCTTTGGAACAGAGACACGGGCGATAGCACGTACGTGGGTAAAGTAAAGCGCGGCGCGTTTCGCCTGCATCCGATTGGCCCAATGGGACTCAGTGAAGGATGTATTACCGTTACCAACACAGCCAGCTTCGAGAGGTTCGCAACGTTCCTCCGCAAGAAGGGCGCGGACCTGACGGTTCCGGGCACCAGCCTGAAGGCCTATGGCACGGTGGAAGTGAAATGAAGAGGCTCGGGAAATTCGCGCTCAACACGATCATTACGCTCGTTGGCGGATGGGCACTCGCCAACTTAGTGATTCGGCTTCCCATCGAAATGCCCGGGTTTCTGGACAATGGCATCCGCGCCGTGCTGAGCCTCACCGGACATCCTGAACTCGCGAACCCGGATGACATGGAGGTACTGGCGATGACGGCGATTCTCATCGCTTCGATCATCGTTGTCGGCATACTCGTCGCCCTTGCGAACATCGCCATTAAGCGATCACTTGCTCGCAGGACGGCTCATTGAGTCTCCTCGAAGCGGCAAGGCATCAGGCCGGAATTATGGGTCGCCACATAAAGCCCCGGCCGAGCGACCGGGGCAACAGAACGAGCTATTTCTTTTCCGGCTCGATCCCCCAGCACTGCCCCGCTCGCTCATACTCAGGAATTGCCTCGGGATTGTGTTTGCACTTGTCGATCGTATCGAGAGCAATCTTGTACCGCTCAACAAGGGGATCGGCAATTGCAGCGATATAGGCCTCGCGCGTTTCCTTGTCCGGAGTATTGCAATCCTCTCCCATGTGTTCGGCCGTCGGCCGTGCTCCCCCGATAGTCTGGAATAGACGCACATCCCAACGAGCGACGCCGTTCGGCCCTGAAACCGTTGTCTCGTATTTCGCTCTCGACGCAATGGCATAGTGAAGCTCGTCCGAGGCCGTATAAACGGTCTTCATACTGCTACCGCCTGAGCTGTCCGTCATCGAAATAGTTTTGGGCAGTGCGCACGAAACAATGGGAAGTGCCGCAAACACGACGCGGCCTCTCATGTATTCCCGGGCCGTGTAGATCGCCAAGTCCCGCGCGAACTGCGCAACGGCGGCCTCGCGCGCGGGCGTGTCGATATAGCCGCTCATGTCATCGAGTTGAAAATTGACGAGCGTCCACTCGCTGATATTGGTAGTCGCCCGATCAAGTTCGTCACCAGTCGGCGGCACACCGCCGTTCTCGGCCATAACGAGTTGGTGCAACGCCGTTCCGTCAATCACGCCCGGATACACACCGATGTCAGCACCCCTTGCCTTGAATGCTTGGCTTAGCGCGTCAATGGTTGCTTGTGCATCGGCAGCAGAGGCGGATGAACTGGCCGACGCGCCAATCGCAACGTCGACCGAAGCCATTGCCTTCGCTTGCTGTGCCTTCACGATAGGCGCGCCGGAATACGATAGCTTAATCGCAGGCCCGGCTAACGATCCGCCGTCGTCGCCTCCTCCGCATGCGGAAATCGCGAGGCAAAACGGAAGTGCCGCCAAGGCGAAGATTTTTTTCATATTTGGTCTCAGGTTCTCAGGTATTGTTCACTTCATGAGCCGCAGAGTTTACATTCAAATTTCAATTCTGACATTCAGGCGTCTGCGGCCGGATCGCACACACGTAGCCCTGTAGGGCCGTCAGTTTGTCGATCTCGCGCTGATCGTCTCCAGCGACTGCAAAAACGCGTTCCGCAACCGCTGGGTCGACGTCTGCGAAGGCGGCGGCACCATCGCCCATGCCGGCGGCGCTGGAAGCGCCGGACATGCCGTCGCGATCGGCTGCCGCGCAGTTTCGGACAGCGACGCGCAGCCGCTCAGTGCCAGCGGCAAGAGCAGCCCGCAGGCTGCGATTCTCGCTTTCATGCTCGTTCCTATCCTTCGTGGTTCGTTGGTCGACGGCGGCCACCGCCGACGCCGCCGCATCGTGCGCGGCGATCGCACGCTGTTCGGCGTCGAGCGCCGCGTGCGAGATCGCGTCCAACGCTTCGGCGTGCCGCTGTGCGTCGAGCGCTCGCGCGGCCTGCTCGTCGGCAAGCCGGCGTGCGCCGATCAGGTGCTCGACGCCAGCGCCGGCCGCCATGCCAAGCAGCGCGGCCAACAGATACGGGGTTGCTTTCGGCATCACAGTCCCCGTTCGCAAATTGCGCGTTCCGTGGCGCGGCGTTTCACGAGACCCGGCAGCACTCGCCCGCCGGCAGTCACCCACTGCGGCCGGCCATTGTCCGACTCGTTGATCGCGCGGCACGCGCCCCGCCAGTCGCCCGCATTGAATCGCTTCGCGGTTGTGCTGCCGCAGTAGGCTCGCGGCCCGATGTTGTAGGCGAAGCTCACCGCCGCCGCGAGCTGATATGTGTGCCCCCTCAAGCCGGGCGTGCATGTCATGACCGGCTCCGCGTGCTCTATGAGCCGTTGCTCGAGCCGCGCGCGGCATTCATCACGCGTGAAGCGCTGGCTCGCGTACACGTCTTTCGTATCGCCGTTGCATGCCGTGACGATGCCGATCGGATCTGGCCGCGCGACAAGCACCTCGCCCTCAAATGCAGGAACGATAGAAAGCAAAAGGGCCGCTGTCGCGGCCCCTACCACTCCAATCAGCGTCTTCTTCTCAGCCATCGTGATGCTCCAGTTCACGCAGGCGTGCGGCAAGCTCGATTTGCTCTCGACGATCCTTACGCCGTGCGAAGTAAAAATTCAATCCGAATGTCGCGATCGCCGTGAGAATCCCGACGATGACGCCGATATCAGTCAACGTAAGCGACGACGCAACCGACGCTATGCTTCCCGCGTAGCTCACGGCTTCCGTAGGACTAGCTCGCATCCACTCCTCGCAGAAATGAAAAAGCCGCCCAAAGGCGGTGTATTAAATGATCCCAGTGCCATCAATCACCATGAACTGCATGCGCCAGCACTCTCGAAACGTCGTGATGTTCGGCGCTCTCCCCCCGTTGTAAATCTGAGTTCCCCAACTGACATCGCCACCGCTCACCCGAACCATCCCTATTTCAAGGATGTCCCAAAGCCGCTGATTGCTGTTCGACGAGCCCCAGATATAGTGCGCCGCCCACATGCTCGATATCAGCACTGGCCGTCCGTACGAACGCAGTTGCCAAGGCGGATTCGGCGCGCCCTCGACCGTCCATCCTTCGCCGCCATTCGCGGGCATGTAAGCGTCGTACACAACGTCGAGGACACGAAAGAAGGGACTCGCGGCATCGGCAATCAGTTGTCCGTGTCCATCGAACACCTGAAGCCCGAATCCTCTGCTAGATACCGGGACTTTCGAAAAAACGAAGAACCGCACCGTCGTCTGAACTTCAGTGATGAAGCGTACGGTGTACGTCTGACCATCACGGCTGTTGGCGTCCCAGAGAGAAACGCCAACGCCCGAATCCGCAGAAAACGCATACAGCGGCGCTTCCGCGGAGAAGGTAAACGAGCACACCCAAAACTGCCCTTGATATTGAATGTTCTTATCGTTCCAGGCCGTATCGATACGAATCGACTGCGATACAGCCGACATTGACTGTACGAGCTGGTAATTCGGCGTCAGTCCATCGATCTGAAAGACGCCAGAGTCTGTAAAGGCTTGAAATCCTGCCGCCATCAAAACACCCCGAAAATGAGCCACCCCGGCACTGGCGTTCGGTAGTTGCTGTTACCGTCGGCGCTGTATCGCCACGAGATGCCGCCCGCGCCGATCTGTACGATCGGAACGGGCGCATTCATCGAGATATGCTGAAACAACCAGTCCGGCATGAAAGACCAGAACGGCGTCCCGCGCGACAAATCGGCGGACACGCTGCCCCCCGCACCGTCCCGTATTCGTTGCATGCCCAAGACCCGCCCGCACCTCGTCGTTCCGTCGAGCCAGATGCGGCCGACGTTGTCGAAGATCTGAAGCCCCGCTGTCATTGTTGCCATACCCCCCATCGCACGCGAAGAACCCCGTTCGCGTCGTACGTGCGCCCCCCATTGCTATCGACCACCGTTCGGTTTCCCTGCCCATCAGTCGAGTTGATCTCAAACCAACCGCTCTTGTCGATCCGCCACCCCTGCCGGCCCGCGATGTAGTTGTCGGACTGGATGTAACTGCCGATCATCGCGTTCGTGATCCAGCCCGCGCCGATCAGCGCTTGGCGCAAGAACACCTGCCCGCCCTGTACGACGAACGGCGCGCCAATCACGCCCGCGCCGTCTTCGTCGATCACCGCAAACCGCTTCGCCGACACAAGCACCTGCGATTCGACGACGCCGCTTTCGTTGTCGATGCCCACGCCGATCGCCGCCATGTATTTGCGCCCGTCGACGGTCGTCTGCACCTTGACCTGATACGACGCCGAGACGCGCCCGTTCAGGTCGGCATAGGACTTCGCGACGGTCTGCACCGCGGCCACGTTGTCGTTCACCTTTGCCTGAACCGTCGTGATGTCCTGCGCCATCGCGCGCTCGCCTTCGACGCGCGCGATTGTCTCCTTCTGCACAGCAGCGTTCAGCAGGTTCGAGCTCGAGCGCGCCTGAGCCGCCACCGTGTCGACCTTCTTCGCGACCGCCATGTCGCCCTCGGCAATCGCCGACTGCAACGACCAGACGCCGGCATTAAGCGTCTCGTCGCCGGCATAGATGGTCGCGTCGCCCGCCATCGGTGGGGTGATCAGGTCGATCGGCTCGCGCAGATCCGTGCCAAGCGCCGATCTCCTGATCTGCCCGGCGAAATACTTCTCGTAGTCGCTTTGATCCGTGCTCGGCTGCCCCTGCACGCCCGGCCCCTTCGCCGGAAACCACGGTCCGACGTTGCCCGACGTGTCGACCAGTCGCGCCCAAAAATAGAAGACCTGCCCGAGCGCGAGCCCCTGATACGACGTCGAGACTTGTGGATACGCGAAATCCGAGAACTTGATCGCATCGTCGCGACTCGGCGTGCGGCCGTACCAGATCTCCGTACGCTGCGTGTCGCCCGCGGACCCGTCGCCCGGGAACGCCCATTTCAGATCGATCCCGAACACGATGCCCGTCGCGGTCAGCGACACCACCGACGGCGGTGGAGTGGTCTTCCCCGTGAGCACCGTATCGACGCCGTACGCCGGAATCGATGTCACGCCGAGCGCGTTCTCGGCGCGCACGCGCGCGAGGTACTTCCCCTGATAGATGCCCGACACTTCGACCTGCAAGCCGCCCGTCGACGGCGCACGCACCCACTCGCCGTTATCCTTCCGCCATTCGGCGACGTAGCTCGTCGCGTGGCTCGCCGCGTCCCACGCGATCACCATCGTCGTCTTCGATATGCCCTGATCGACCACCGAGTACGTCGACAGGCGCACGTTCGACGGCGGCGGCTGCACTGACGGCGGAACGATCGTGATCGGCCGTTGCTGGATCTGTGCGCCGTCGTCGATCGCCGCGTACTTCCCCGGCTCGTACTGCGTCGCGTTGATCGTGTAGACGATCTGGCCGTCGTCGTCGCTTTCCTGCACGCTCACCACGCGATACTGCTGCGCGGCGAGCTCGCGGCTTTCGACCATCCATACTGCGCCCGGCACCGGATCGGCGTCGAAGCGCTGGGCGAGCGTGACCGTGTCGCCGTCGACCGACTTGACCGCGCGCGCCTGCGCAATACCCGACGGCAGAATCGCCGTGAAGCGATCGCCCGCCGTGATCGTCGGCGCCTTGTCGAGCGTGATCGTTTCGCCGGCCACAGCGCGGATGCGCCCGCCGATCCGGCGGCCGGCCCTCTTTGGATCGGCGACCGCAATCACCTGTCCCGGCGCACAAAGCGTCCCGTCGAGCCCGACCTGAAACGACACCGTGCCGGTTTCGTATCGCGACGTCAGCAGCAACCAGCGCCCGAGGCGGTGCGCCTGCGCCTGCGACGTGCAGCCAAACGCTGTGACTTCCGTCTTGATGACGCCGTATCGCGCGATCCCGTCGTCGTCCTGCACTGCTTCGACAGCCTGCTTGTACTGGTTCGTCGGATCGTTGTAGCTGACGAGCGCGACCGTGTAGCGTGTCTTGCGCTCGCTACCAACGTACTTGAACGCACCGCCGACGACATTCGCGGCCGTGTAGAGATAGACCGGATCGGACGGCATGTCCGCCGACGCGACGACCGACCCGGCGCCCCAGTACGAAATGCCGCGAAAAACGCTCGCGATATCCTGCACGACCTTGAACGCGTCCGCCTTTGTCTGAATCACGCAGTTGCACGTAAAGCGCGGTTCCTTGCCGCCCTTCCCATCCGATACCAGTTCGTCACAGTGACGCGCGATCGCGTACAGCGCCCACTTGTCGACCATCGACGCATCGACACGGTCGCCCAATCCGTAGAGCTTGTCGAGCAATAGGCCGTAGTAGACCCAAGCCGGATTGTTCGTCCATGCCATCTTGAACGTGCCATCCCACGTGCCCGAATACGTGCGGGTTTCCGGGTCGTAATTTGTCGGAACACGGAAGATCATCCCCCGCACGTGATACGAGCGCACCGGAACGCTTGAGAACGAGCGCGCGTCGAAGGTCATGCCGACGAGCGCCGTCATCGGATAGCGGAGCTTCCGATCGATGATCTCGGTGATCGCCTCGATGTTGACCGCATCGGCAATCGTGGCCGTGTGCGCGTTCGGCGTGATGCGGCGCACACGGATCAGCCAACCATTTTTCGCGCGCGGCAACTCGATCCGATGCGAGCGCTCGTAGAGCGACGTCGTCTTGCCATCGAACGCGCCAGCCAGCACCTGCGCATACGACCCGCCGTCGACCGACAAGTCGATCGCATAGTCGACGCGATAGCCCGTGATGTTGCCGTTCGACGTGTCCTGACGCTGTAGCGCCGGCACGCCGAAGCGCACGCGCACCGCAGTCAACTGCGTATTCTGGATCTGCCTCACCCACGGCGCGTCGGACGTCAGCGGCACGCCGACACCGGCTTCACGCTCGACGGCCGGAAAGCCCGGCACGTGGTCCTGATCCTGCGTGCCGGTTCGCACGTCGACGGTGTAGTTCTGGAAGTTCAGCGAGCCGTCCGCGTTCTGGATCGGCGTGCCGTCGAGATAGACCGATTGCAGGCCGTTCACCAGCCCGACGATCGGCCCCTCCGAGATCACGTCAAGCACCTTCGCGCGCGCGATCGAATGCAGGCTGTCGGGCGATTCACTGCTGCCACCGCCACCACCACCGCCCTTGGCGCCGTAGATGCGCTTCAACCCGCCTTCAGCATGGACCTTCTTCAAACCTGATCCTCCGCATAGATTCCCGAACTGACCACCTTCGAGCCGACGACCATTTCGCCGATGACGAGCGGCACCGGCTCGCCCTGTGCAGCGCTGTTCACGGGACCGTTGAAGTAGTACGACGTGCCATTGTTGGCCGCGCCCGCGAGGCCGGCCTGTTGCGGACTGAGCATCTGCACGATGCCGCCCAATGCCATCGACGCACCGAGCCCCATCAGCGACGCGCCCCACGGCTGCGCAAAACCGAACGTCGCGACCGCGCCGACCGCGACGAGTGCGGCGCCGAGGATCGTGTTGAAGAGCCCGCCGCGCTTGCTGCCGACGATTACCGGCGCAATGCGAATTTCATCTCGCCCCACCGGATGCTCGAGCTCGTCCTCGGCGAGATTGCGCCGGCCGTTGAACACGGCGAACGTCAGGCCGGCATCGCGCGCTGACGTCAGGAACGCGCGGAAGCCAGGAATCAGCACCGACAGCGCGCGCACGGCCTCCGCGGTCGACGAAACCGCCAGACGATGAACTCTTCCGAAACGCCCACCGAGCACCCCATACAACCTTATCGTGCGAAGCGTCTCGTTCACTTTCGATCTCCCACATAGCGCAGTACCGTCGTGCAGCAGTCGGCCCACATTCCGCCCCACACCGCGCGCGCGGACAAACGCCCGTGCATGTGATGCAGGAACTGTCCGTCGCCCAGATACACGCCCGCGTGATTCGGCACGCCGTTCTTGCTGCGGACCTGCATCAGCAACACGTCGCCGACCTGCAACGTCACGTCGCGGCCGACGTCGAGAAAGCCTGCGTCCTGATAGTGGTTGAGGTAGAGGTTCGACCGACCGTCGTTCCACCACTCGTCCTCGCGCTCGAAGTCGGGTAGCGAAACGCCGCGCTCGGCGAGATACCAGTCGCGCACGATCGCGTAGCAGTCGTGCACGCCATGTACGAACTGGCGGCCGACCAACTGCGCGACGTAGCCGGCCGGCGCGAACTCGCACCAGTCGTCGACACCGATCGAGCCGTCGGCCTGCACGCCGAGCGACACGATCACCCACTTCGCGATGCCGCTGCGCTCGCACATCGCGCGATCCGCTTCGCTCGGCTGCGCCAACGCCCCCGGATGCGAATGCACGAGAGCTGCGATCTCGCCAGCATCTTCCGCGGCGGCGTAGTCCTCGGATGCGAGCGCGAATTGGTCCGTCGGCGCGGCTGCGAGGTTTCGGCAGGGCACGTACGTCTCGCCGCTCGCCGTCTTCACGACCAACCCGCAGCACTCGCGCGGATACTCTGCGATCGCGTGCGCCTCGATCGCCTTCTTGATTTGTTCGTCCATAAAAAACCCGCCGTGTGGCGGGTCCTCATATCGAAACTGTTTCGTGCATCACGCCATCGTGTCGCACAGGAAGCCGCCGAACGGCAATGGGTTGTTCACACCGAATCGACGTTCGCAACCGCTGATCTTCTTGCTGCATCGATCGAGCGCGGGATCGCTTACCGGGTTGTCGTCCTTGTCGAAACACGCCGCTCCGGTATAGCCGCACTCGGGACCGCGATACCCCAATTGGCAGATCGAAATGATCTGCCGCTTCGGCAGTTGCTGGCCGCCAAAGTCGAGCGGCGACGACAGCGTGAATTCGACGTGCAATCCCGGCTGCTCGTCGCTCTTCTGTTCAATCCGCCACTGCTGCGTCGGCATTTCCTCGTGCGGGTCCGCCGTCGGATTGCCGGCCGGAAAATTCACGGCGTCGAGGTAGCGCGCGAGTGTCCGGCGCCGGAACACCTTCGCGCCGACGAGATCGCCAAGCGCAACGCACAGCGCCGAAATCGTTCCGTTAATGTCACCCACCCGCAGCGTCGGCGATGGCTGCTGCGCGTCGGATGTCTGCTCGAAGCCGGTGGCCTGAATCGGCCACGACCTGTACTCGCGCCCCTGCCATACGATCGACGTCGACTGAAGATGCCGATGAAAGCGCAGCACGTCGGCGCCAATTTCCGTGCAGTCGACTTCGAAAAACTCAATCAGACGGCCCGGCTCCAGCTGCTGGATGTCTGCCGTTACACTCACTTCGCCGCCTCCAATTCCGCAATCCGCCTGAGCGCGTCCTGTAACGCCGCATCCGTCTCGAGCAAGCCGGCCAACAACACGCCAACGGCATTCGTGTAACGGAAGGTTAGCGACGGCCGCCCCCTCGGCGGCCCGCTCTCGCCGAAAATCTCCTTGCCGCTCTCGTCGTACTGACGCACGATGAAATCGCCGTCCTCGTCGATCTCGGGCCCCTCGCCGAGCAGTTCCGGGAAATCCCACCACTCGTTTGCGATGACGCCAGCCTGCCGCCCCACGTCCGGACTGCTCTTTGGCAGATATGTCACGCCCCGCTTACCACGCAGCCGCGCCATCACGTTTTCGAGCGTCCTGATGTCGGACTTGAAAGCGCGATCCGATGCCTGATTGAAGTTCGATGCGGTCAACACGCCGAACGTTGAGGCGTTGTAGTTGACACACTGCAATTCGGCGACCGACGTATTGTTCGAAACTCGCAGTTGTACCCCAACGGTATTGTTCAGCCCCGAAAACCCGAGGTAGCTTAAACCGCCCGTTCCGTTCAGATGCAAATTCGCCTGAGTGTGTAGCCCCGCGGGGGCCACCGCGATTTCCTGAGTCTGCGTGAACGTCTTCTTCGATCCGACTGTTTGCGGCGTATCTAGCGTCATCGGCTGCGCGAGATTGCCGCTGTGCCAGAGATACCCGATATGCGTTTTGTCGACTGTCGCCCCGAGTTGCCAGCCGTTCGCAACATCACTCCAGTCGAACCGCAGCGCGTGCCCCTTGGCGCATACCGTGACGACTTCGTCGTTGACGCGAAATGTATGATCGTTGAGTAGGTATTGGTACGATCCTCCAGATTCCGAAGACCACCAACCCACCGACCCGCTGTTCCCGTAGAAATAGCCCGGCATCTTGCCCATATATATATGGGCTTCGTCGGAGGCCGGCTCGACATGGATAGGTCCGCCTACCGTAAGCCCTTGCCCGACGGTCAGACTACCGCCGACGACTTCATCCCACATCATCCGACCACGCTCGGCGACATGCCAAATCTTTGCGCCATCAGACACGTACTTCACCCAGTCGCCGGTATTCAAAGCCGTGAGCTGCGACATGTCGCCTGCCTGAAGCTTGATTGACACCTTCTGCTGCACGTTAAACAGATGGATGCACGAATTCGGCCGCACGGACGCAGCGAGTGGCAACCCGATCTCCTTTCCCGCATCGGCAATCCACAGCCCGAACCGTTTCCCAACATGGTCCGGCGTCAGGTTCTCGCTGTCGTTGAAAAATCCAATATCGAGCGGGGTCGAGCGCTCGACCACGTCGAAATTCTCGTTCGTCTTGATGTGCGCGACGCGGTTGTCGTCGCCATCCCGCCCGCCCGGCGGCGTACCCAATTTGATCTTTTGAAGCACTGACATCTGAGCTCCTACGCAGAAAACGTCTCTTCGAACTGCGCCGTCATCGTGTACGCGGCGCCGTTCTTGATCGGCTCGGAATATTTTTCGCAGACGAACAGCCCGCGGTCGCGAAGCGGTGGCGCCCAGTAAAACGACTCCGCGCCGGCGTGCCGGTCGAGGAAATCGATGATCGCCACGATCTTCTCGGCATCGCCGACGAACCGAAGATTGAACGTCGATTCGCGATTGTTCAGGCCGTCCGCGGCACGCTGTGTATAGCCGTCGCCGAACTGCGCCTTACGCACGCGCAACGTCGTATCGCCACCGTGCCCCTGCGTCGTCGACGGCCAATGAAATGTATCTTTCATCTCGCCATTCCTTGTTTGAAATTCCACAACGTGCCGCCCTGCCGGAACTCGCGTTGTATGAACTCACGCATCATCTGTTCAAACAGCTTCTTGAAATCGCCGAGCGCGATCAGGCTTGCAGGACTCGCCGAGCCGCCCTCGATCGTGACCGGCGCGCTGACCGAGATTCCGCCGTCGCGCATCGACGAATCGCCTCCGCCCGCACTCCCGCCAACGAGCCCGCCAGCGGCGAATCGCGCGAAGCCCGACCGGCCAGCCGCATTCAATCGCTCGAGGTGCGCACGAACGCCAGGCTGCGACACCACCGCCGAGCGGACCACGAACTCGCCGTTCGAAAGCTGCGCCGGGATGCTGTCGCTCGTGGACGTGCCCGGCCCCCACACCGCACCTCCCGTCGCGAGGTGAAAGCCGTAGGCGTTAGAACCGACAGCCGCACTCGCTGCACCACCGAACGCACCCACGGCATCGGAAGCGCTGCCGAAGCCCAACGCCGAGCCGATCGCCCCGAATACCTGAGACATCGCCGCGCGCGCCGAAAACCGTGCGAGATCCGCGATCATGCTGTCGACCAGTCCGCGGAAATTGAGCTTGCCCGACGTCGCGAACGAGACGAGCGCATCCTCGGCGTTACGGAACGAACTCGTCAGCGCTTCCTCGGCCATCTGGGCCGCGTTTTGCGCCGACTCCTGATAGACCGCCAGCGCCCGCTTCACGCCAACCCGCCAGTCGGCCTGCAACGCGAGCCGCTGCTCGACATAGCCGCGCTCGCGCGCGACCTGTTCGACCTCGGCCGCGTTGATACGCTCGATCTCAGCAAGATATTCCGGCGACCCGAGCGTGCCGTCTTTGCGCGCGCCCTTCGTCAGCTCATCGCGGCGGCGCCGGAATTCGTCGCCCACGCGATTGACAGCCTGATTCAGCTCGCGCGCGTTGTCCCCCATCGACATCGCCGCAAGCTCACGCTGCACGTCGCGCTGACGCTCGGCCGCGTAGTCCGCGAGCTCCGCATCGATCTGCGCACTGCGCTCCTTCAGCTTGTTGATCGCGTCGCGGTAGCGCACCTCCTTTTCGAGCTGTGCGGCCTGCTCGAACCTCGCGCGAATCTCCTGCTGATCACGGAGCAGGCTCTTGTCATCGTCCGACAGCTTCTTGCGCTTGCCGCGCAGGTCCGCCACCTTCTGATCGAACGCGAGCAGATCCTTTTGCGACTGCGTCAGCTTGTCGGTCGCGACCGCCTCGACGCGCAGTTGCGCGATCCGCTGCCGGATGTTGTCGAGCATGCGCTCGCTTTCCAGCGAGTGAACGCCACTGCCCTTCGCTACGCGGGCCGCCGCGGCGTTGGTGGATACGCGTGACGTCTGCGCCGCAGCGGACGCGATCGTCTCGTCGAAAGCCTGCTGCCCGCGCGCGGCAGCCGCGGCGCGCGCCGCGTCGGCGTTGAAGCCGAACTTCTCGAATTTCTTGTTTGATAGGTCGGCTTGAAACTCGGCGAGCGCCTCCGCAACCACCATCTGCTGATTCATCAGCGCGAGCTCGCGCGTCAGATTGTCGATGTTGGTTCGCGCGCCCGCCACGGCTTTCGAATCCTTGTCGGCGATCGCCTTTTCGAGCGACTTGTACGCGTCGGCGCGCCCGGCGATCAGCCCCGCCATGCGGACCTGCGCGTCATTCGCGCTCTTCGTCCTCGCCTCGTATTCGGCCTTCTGACGGGCCGTCATACCGATGACGTCGGATTCCTCCTTGAGCTTGTGGACGTACTTCTCCCAAGCCTCCTGCGCCATCCCGCCGGCAAAGAAATTGGTCGCGTCCGACAGCAGCCGCACGCCGTCGTTAGCGCCCCGCGCGGCTACGTCCATCGCCGTGAGTGCTTGCGCGCCCTTCTGCGACGCGAGGCTCGCCGTGTCGATCGCGCCGGCGGCTCGGACAAGTTCGGCACGTAGTTCGTCGCCGCCGTCTGTTGCGGACACGAAGCGGTCAATCAACTGACCGATCTCGCGCGACTTCTCGTCGACGCCCAGGTCTGCCGCCCTGATGCGATCCAACCCAGCAAGAAATTGATCCAGCTCGGCTTGATAAGCGTCCGGCATGACGGACGGCGCATCGCCAAACGTCGGCACCATGACACTTTGCGCCGCCCGCATCGCCAGACTCCGGTACGCGGACTGCGCGTCGTCTGCCGCGCGCGACGTCTCTTGCTTCGTGCGCAGCCGCTCCGACTCCTGCAACAGCGGCGTCAGTTGCCGATACTTGTCGATGATCTGATCGAGCGGCGCCTGCATGTCGATCAGGCTCGACGTCGCGCCGCTCGCGTTGTCGCGAAACAGCAGCCAGTTCGCGGCGGCGCCGAGCGCCACTGTGCCCACCGTCGCCAGAATGCCCGGCAAGCCGCCAACGGCCGCCAGCAATCCCGATCCGACCGATCGCATCATCGAGCCAGTACGCACGAATGCCGTCTGCGCCGCAGTCGCTCGCTCGGTCGCCGACGTCAGGCTGGCCGACGTCGCCGCCGCCGAGCGCTCCGCCCGCTCGCGCGCCTGCGTGGCGAGCGCGACGCCACGCTCGGCCTGCGCAAGGCCGCGATCCGTCTCGGCAAGAGATGCTGTGTAGCGCGCTTTGTCGATCGTGCCTTGCCTCGCTGCCGCCTCGAGCGCCGTGCGCCGCTGCTGCGCGAGCGCGAGCGACGCCTCGGCGCGCTCGAGTTCCTGCTGCGCGGCGGCCGTCTCGCGGGCAATGATCGCCGCATACGGCATGCCCGCGATGCGCGCGCCGATTTCCTGACTGCCGGCGACGTTCGCGCGCGCCGTCGCGACGTGCGCTTGCGCCGCCGCCTCGACGGCACGCGCTTCGGCAAGCCTCGCTTCGGTGTACTTGATCGAGCCGGCCGTCAACGCCGACTGCATCGCGAGGCTTTCGCGCATCGCGCGCATGCCTGCGAGCTCGGCCTGTGCCGCCGCCTCAGCCGCTTGCGCGTTTTGCAGCTTCGCCGCGGCGGCTTCGCGATCACTCTGCGCTTTGGCGAGCGCCGCTTGCGCCGCCTCGTGCTGCTTGACCGTCTCCTCAACGAGCGCCCGGCGCGCCCCGACCCACGCCGTCGCCGCCTGCGTCGCCGCGACCGCGGATTGCCCGAAGTACACGGCAATCCGCCCGGCCGCGAGCGACACGCCGAGTTTCACGATGCCGTCGAGGTGCTCCGCGACGTACGTGATCCCCTGCGCGAGCTTTTGGCTCGCGCCGGTCGCGTCGTTCGCGCTCCCGACATACGCGACGATCTCCGTTTGCAGGCGCGTCATCGCCTGCCCGACGGTCACGTTGACCTTGCCAAACAGATCGTTCGTGCTCGCCCCGGCGCGCGTCAGCGCATCGATCAGGTTCTCGACGGTGAGCTTGCCGTCTTCCGCAAGTGACTTGAGCTGCGCCGTGCTCGTACCCATGCCGCGCGCGATCGCGTCCGCGACGCCGGGCAGCTCCTCGAGCACGCTTTTCAGATCCTGCCCGCGCAGCTGACCGGCGGCGAACGCCTGCCCGAGCTGCACGATACCGAGCCGCGCCGTATCGGCCGAGACGCCCGACAGCGCAACCGCCTTACCGATCGTCTCGACGAGCGGCCCGACCTGCTTGATCGTCAGGCCGAGGTGCGACGTGTTGTTCGCGATCCGTTGATACAGCTCAGCGGTCGCGTCGAGCGGCTGCCGCGTATCGCGCGCGATCCGTAGCACGTCGTTCTGCGCGATCGCGAAATCGACTTGATCGCGCGTGACGATCCGCAGCCGGTTGCTAAGGTTCGTCCATTCGTCGGCGTACTCGATCAGTTGATGCACGCCGAACGCCGCCGCAGCGGCCTGCGCGTATTCGCGAATCGAGCTGCGCGCCACGTCGAGCGCGCGTACCGTGACCTGCACGCTCGCGGCATTCGAGGCAAACGCCGCGTCCGCCGTGCGCCCGCCGTCACGAACTGCATTGAAATACGAGCCGGCCGTCGACGCAAGACCGCGCATGCGGCGGTCGTATTCGGTCGTATTCGCCGTGACGCTGACGATCAGCTCGCGAAGGCTCGTTGCCATAGTGTTTGTTCTCGCCTACTTCGCCATGCGCATCAGGGCGGCTTGAAACGGATCGCCGCCCCCTTCCTCATCCTTCACCGTCGCGGGCTCGCCGGACCAGTTCGGCATCATGTCCGACACCTTGACCTTCGCGCCCTGCGACTGGAACGCCGCCGCCGCGATCATCGCCGCATGCAGATCCGCGCGATCGTCCGCAATGGGCGATTCCGCGTCTAATGCAATCCAGAGATTCAACTCGGCCGACGACATCTGCTCGCGCAGCTCGGCCAACGTCTTGCCGAGCCGCAGCGCGAGCGACATCAGGAAGCGGAGACCTGGGGTTCGGCGGAAGGCTTTTTTCCGTCTTCGACCGGGTCGACGTTCAGCTTTCCGAGCTCGAGTGCCTTGACGACGACGCGGTCGTGTACGGCGCCGTACGCCGTCACGATCGCGCCAACGTCTTCATCCGCAAACAGGCGCTGCCAACTCGACGACGTCTTTACGAACACGACGCGAACGAATAACCGCGCACTGGCCTGCGAGTGTGCCGCCGCACTGATTCGCTCATATTTCTCGCGGGCGGCCGGCTCGTCGTCTTCGTCCGTCACGCGAGCAGCGTCTTGGAGCGGTTCGATCCAGAACATGCGATCGCCGACGGTTGGCTCGCGCACGGCGATCGTCTCGTCGTTCCACTCCGGCACGGTAATTAGCTCGTGCCGCCAGCCGGTCAGCGGATCGAGCGCAGCGGCGCGCAGGTCCGACAGCCCTTGAATTTCGTTTTCCACGTACATCTCCTATCTGTGCTCCGGAGTTAGGCCGCCGGCGGCGGCACGAGCTTCGGTGCGCCGCTCACACGCACGCTGTACGTCGCCGAGATCAGTCCGTTGACCGACGCCGCCCATGTGTACTGACGCACCATGCCGGCGAACAGGAACTGCGACTTGTCGGCGAAGGTGACGCGGAACACGTGCTTTTCGCCTGTCGCGCGCGCGGCACGCAGAATGTTTTGCCCTTCGTCGTTCGACTGGTAATTGCCATCGACGGAAAATTCGCCCGGATCGGGCAAGCCGAGCTCGGATTCCTTTTCGTCGCTCGCAAACGTCGTCGCGTCGATTTCTTCCGATTGCCCGCCCTGCCACTGGATCTGTTTGCCCGTCGCGCTCAGATCGATGAACACCAGATCGGCCGCGTCGAGATCAGTCGACGCAACTTTCGAGACCTCCACCTTGGTCCCCTGTGCCTTGGTGCGCCTGCTTTTGTCAGCCATATGCCCCTCACAAATGAAAAAGGCCCGCACGCGGCGGGCCAAATGAATCGTCGTGTTGTCGGTCAGAACTCGACCGAAATTTCCAGACAGACGCGGAACAGTCCTGTGTCCGGCGAGTAGTCGTCCGGCAATTCGTCTACGCCGCCGACCGAAAACTGGTCCTGCGCCGACATCGCACGATCGACAGCCAAGTCGGCAAGCCGATCGGCGTCGGTGAAGGTCGACGCGTAGCAGTCGACCTGATAGGAGCCAGAACGGCCTCCGGTCGGCCCGGCAAGTGTCATGTCGAGCGCGCCATGTACGCGCGCCACGACGAAGTACGGCGCCTGCGCCTTCGGCGCTGCAACGCCGATATACCCCTTTGCGCCACCTATGCCCTGTAGGGCGTCACGGATAATAATCGTGCTCAACGCCAGCCTCCGAGCAGTTGATCGATAGCCCGCGCGACTTCTGTGCGCACCGCGGCCTCCGCCTCGTCGATCGATTCGTCGAAACCCGGTCGAGCGAACGGCTGCGCCTGCATGTACCGCGTTCCAAGCTCGACAAATCGCCAGTGGAACGCGTTGTTAGGCGAATCAGCCTTGCCCTGCGTCCGTACTCGCATCCCCGCCACCGCGACACCCTGCTCATCCCTACGCTTCAGCGGAGCCGCGACGATATTGCGACGCAGCTTCCCCGACTTCTTCGGCGCGCGCTTTCTCGCCGCGCGGGTGATGACGCGCGCGCCTGCCATAGTCGCCTTCCGGAGTACCGACCGAGATTGCGCCTTTGCCAGTTTCGCGAAATCAGCCTGCAGGTCGTTTAAACCAATGATCTGCACGCTAGACATACTTTTCTCCCACCTTCACTGACAGATCGAGATATCCCCGGACGCGCGCAGGCAACACCGCCGTAATGTCGTAGAGCCTGCCGTCGTAACGAACACGCATCTGTTCGTCAATGCCTGCCCGATATCGGATGCGCATGCTCGCGACCGTTGCACCTCGAATCGCTCCGGACACGACGTGCTCCTTTCCGTTCAGGAACAGCACATCGGCCCACGGTTTCGCATGCACGACCCACGCGCCCGGTATCGGCTCACCGTTCTCGTTTTCCTCGCCACTCGGCCGCTCGATGACGATCCGCTCTTTCAACTTCCCGGCTTTCATCAAAACCTCGGCGGAACTGTGATCGGATCGAGCAGGAGATCCGCGTACCCGTCTGGCATCGGTGCGATCGTCTGCCCTTCTGAAAAAAGCTCGCGATGGTCGTACGCCCACGCGGCTGCAAGCAGCATCCACGATCGCACCGACGGATACTTGTCGATCTCAATACCCGCCTGATACGTGACTGTCCAAGCGCGAGCACTCGGCAAGCGAACATCGGTGGGCAGGACCAACAGAGATTCGCGGCCCAACTGGATAAGCTCGTAGGCACCCGGGTCGAGCTTCGTAGTCGCACCCAACGCATCGCGGCTTGCGATGCTCTCGACACTGAGCACTTGTCCGACGGACAGCGGAAATTCTCCTGCGGGGAAGCCAGCGAACCGTTCGAAATAGCGGGCCTTTCGAATTGCCGCACCGGATTTGTTCTCGGCCGCCTGACGTGCCCCGGGAACCACGATGCGCTCAACAAACTGGCGCTCATCGTCGTCATCAATTCGGCACTGAACAGCGACATCCTCGAAGGTGAGCGGCTCCGCATCGTCCAGGTATTCGACGAGAACAGCGCCCATACCGGCTTACCCCTTTGCCGCTGCGGGCTTGGACGTTTCAGTCTTCGGCGGTGCTTTCGGCTCCTTCAGACCGGGTTCGTGCGCCTGGACGATCTGCGCCTCGACGAGCCTGTCTGCGTGCTCGTCATCGAACCCCGCGACATCACCGGGCGTGTACTGCGCGTAATGTCGCTTGAACTTGACCACCTTCATGTTTTTCTCCGATATGCGGGCCGCCCATGAACGGACGGGCCGCACGGTTACAGAATCGCTTACGCGCCCCAGGTCACGCCGGCCAGCACGGAAATCGACTCCACGTGACGCGGACCGAAGTCGTTCTTCGCGATCACGCGGATCAGCGTCTGATCCCGCTGGAATGCGCTTACCATGTTGCCGTCAGCGTCCTTGTAGGTCGCCTCCTTGCTGTAGTCGATTTCCAGCGTTTCTTCCTCACCGATGAACACGTCGCCGAAGTCGGTGAAGTAGATTTCCGACTCGTTCGCGGCTTGGCCGAGGTTGATCGGCACCTGCGTCGTCTTGCCGACCGGATAGCCCTTCAGCATGCCGTTGGCAAGCTCGGGATAGACCTTGTTGCCGTTGCCATCGCGCAGGCCTTCGAGGAACCGGAACGTCCGCGGCGCCATGATCCAGCCGGGCTGCGTCAGATTGGCGTCGGCGTTTTCGAGCGCGAGAATTGCCTTGCCGAGATCCGTTTCGATCTTCTGCAGCGTCGAACCGTCGCTGGCGGCGATGACGTTGCTGGGAAGCGCCCAGAAGCGCAGGCCCTTCGGGGTGTTCGCCGTGCCGTCGTCGCGAATGAACGCCTTGTCTTCGCGCGCGCCGATCGCGGCGGTGAGGTCGCCGACCACGATCTGATCGACGTTCGGATTCACGCCGGCGTACTTGATCAGGTCATTTGCGATCGGCACCAGCGCGGCCATCTTCTTCGCCGTCAGCTTCAGATCGTCGAACTGTTGTTGCGTCGTCGGGATATCGGTGTCAGCACCGATGTAGCCGACGATCGCGCCACCCTTCAGGCGCGGGATGGTGATGTTGCCGTTCGAGAGCGGCAGCGTGCGCGCGCCGAGCTTGCGAACGACGGACTTCGGACGCAGCAGTTCGATGACCTCGCTCGACAGGTTCTCGGGCACTAGGACGCCGCCAGCACCCGGCGAAAGGGTGTTAAGCGACATCGCGACTTCTTCGCCGAAGCCGCGCTCGATCGCCAGTTTCGAGGCGAGCTGCGCGTCGCCGCGCGCTGCCGCGAGTGCACGTACCATGCGCGCCATCTTCGCGCCCTTCACTTCCAGGGCCTTCGGTTGTGCATGCACGGGCGCGGCGGCCGGTGCCGCGACGGCGGCCGGATTCGGGTCAACCGGAACAGCCGCCGCAGCCGCCATGCGTTCAGCGGCTTCCGCGCGTTCGATCTGCGCGGTCAGTTCGTTGAATTTCGAACTGAGTTGGTCGAATTCGGCCTGTTGCTCGACCGACAGCGCCGTACCGCCCACCTCGATCTGTGCCAGCGCTTGCACCCGCTGATTGACGGCTGCGCGTTCGCGGCGAAGTTCATTGACGTTCACTACTCTTCTCCCAAAAAAATGCCGCCCGAAGGCGGCAGTGCTTGACTGAGACGCGAACGCGCTCCAGTGCTGAATGACGAAAATCCGATTTCTGACGACTGGCTACATCGTCACCTGCATGTTCATCGCGGCCGCGCGAGCCGAAACGCTACGGTGCGCATTCGCGCCTTGACGATCGGCTCGGGAGGCGCGAACTTCGGCAGCGATGCGATTGATTGCTGCCTGTGGCGTCTCAACGCTATCCGCGAGCCCAGCCTCAACGCCCTTCTGTCCGAAGAAGAATCCCGCCTGCGTGTCCTTTACCGCTTGAGTGCTCAAACCACGGAAGTTCGCGATTGCGTCGACGAATTGCTTGTAGCTGTTTTGCACCATGCTCGTCAGGAACGTCAGCGACTGGTCGCTCAGCGGCTCATGCGGGGTGAGATCGTTCTTGTGGTCCCCGGCAAACACCGACGTCACCTTGATCCCCTGCTGCTCATCCCGCTTCGATACGTCGAGATGGTTGGCGATGACGCCGATCGACCCTACGCCCGAAGTGCGGCTGACGATCACCTTCGACGCTGCGGCAGCGATCAGGTAGCCGCCCGAGAAAGCCGAGAAGTTGACGATTGCGGTGATCGGTTTCACCAACGAGGCAGCGCGGATGTCGTCCGCCAGCTCGAACGCGCCAGTCGCGCTCCCGCCGTTGCTGTCGATGTCGAGCACGATCTGTTCGACCGCCGGATCTGCGACCGCCTGACTTACGGCAGAGCGCAGGCCTTCGTAGCTCGTCATCGGCTCGCAGGGGTTCATGTGCGCGGATCGCGATACGAGAATTCCCGACACCGGAATGATGTCCATGCCCGTATCTGCGACCAGGGCACGTCGGCGCTCCGATGAGGCAGCCATCTGCGCGCCGCTGTCGAATTCGCCGTCCTCCATGATCTTCGGCTGCGCACCGTTCACGGTAAGGTTGACGATGTTCAGGTTGAGCGCCTGATTCGCCCATTGCACGGCGAGCGACATCATCGGGTCCGTGACGAGCTGCGGCTGATTGAAAATCAGACTTGCGAGTCTGAGGTGCGGTTTCAAGATAGGATTCTCCCAATTTCGTCGATTGCCGCTTTCGTCGGTTCAGACTTCCCGACGGGAAGTTGCTGCGGCTTCGAGGCATCAACCATGTTCATCGGGCTCAGGTAGATGTCGCCGCCCTTGACCGGCGGCATGTTCTCAAGCCGCCGGATGTCGTTGATCGACAGCCAGCCCCACTGGCGCCCGACCGCGTAGGCGGCGTATCGCGACGACTGATCGCCGCGCAGCAGCCCGGCGAGGTTGTATTCGATGAAGTACTGCTTGCGCTCCGACGGCAGCAAAAGGTCGCGCGTCTTCGCCTGCTCATGCCGCTTGACCCACGGCAACAGCGTGTAGATGACGAACTGGAGCGACTGGTGCTCGATGTTGCTGAACGTGGCTCGCTCCAACTCGTTCACCATGTGAGCCGGTATCTTGTAGATCCGCGCGATGTCGAGCGCGGAAAGGCGCAGCGCGTCGATCAGCGCTGCATCGACGTTCGTCATCGATAGCGGCCTGAACGTCATGCCCTCCTGCAGGAGCGCAACTTTCTTCGCGTTACCAGATCCGCCGAACTTCGCGTTCCAGCCATCGGTGATGCGATCCACGCTGGCTTGGTCCTTGAGCGCCGGGGCATCCTTCGGCCGCTCGATCACACCCGACAGTGCCGTGCCGTTCATGAACGACTTGCCGGCGTACTGCTGGATCGCCTGCGCATGCCCGATTGCGTTCGCATGAAGCAAGACCGGTGACAGCCCTGTGTAACCGTTGATCGACATCCAGCGAACGTGATGGACGAGGCGTTGCGGCATCGGGTCGGAGCCTCGGACTCGATAAACAGGTTTCAGGTCCGAGCCCCTCATGACTGTCACCGCTTCGTTGTCTAGCGGGTAAAGTCCTTGAATGACGCCGTCCGAATCGCGATCGATGAAGCTGTAGCTGTTGCCACGAAGGCCAACGGCTACCTGCGACTGCTCCTGATACTCAAACGGCGTCTGCCACGAGTTCGGCTCGTACTTCAGAATCGAATACAGCGGGTGGTCCGTTGCCGGTTTTCTGTCCTCTCCGGAACGCTCGTACAACTCAATCGGCAGTTGCGCGATGCTCTCCGCAAGCAGCGTCACGCAGTTTTGAAGGACCGTAAGCGCTAGCGCGCTTGCCGGAGTCACTACCTGCCCGGAGTCCGACCGCGAGCTACCGAGCAACGCCGACACCCACCCACCCGCACTCATCTGCGTTTGGCCTAGGTTGGACAGCAATTGCCTGCTGAAAAACATTGAGCTACTCCTTCGGCTGAACGACTCGCGCAGCGCGAGCCGCCGCGAGATCTGCAACGAACGCCCACAACAGCAGCAGGACACCCGCAACGATGAGCCCGACCGGCAAGCTGATCAGCACGACACCCGTCACCAGCAGAGCAAACCCGAGCAGGCCGGCCACCCAGGCCGCAATACCAATTGAATTCAAACACCCACCCCTTGATCGTAGATCGACTCGGAATCGACGCGATCGGCGAGCATTGCACGCCCCACCGCCATGATGAGCGCAACAGCGCCGTCGATTTTGTTGTCGTTACCCTGCTTGATCGGGCGCACCACGTCGTCATTGCCCGGCAGGTTCTTGCCGATGACATTGCTGACACACCACGTCATGATCGGGTTGCCGTCGTGATGGAATCGGCCCGCCGTAATCGCCGCCTCAAGCTCCTTCATTGGGTCTGACATGTTCGTGTAGTTCTGCACGATCGTGACCGGCGTCAGTCCCTCGTCCTCGAGTTGGTGGGACAGGTTCGTTGCGCCGTGCGGGTCGAGCGGAGTGCATTGCACCGGGCACAACCGGTTCGCCTCCTTTGCCTCATCCAGAATGTCGCGATAGTCGATCTCTGCGCCGTCCGTTTCGAATAGAAAGCCCAGATTGACCCACGCCTGATACCGCTCCGCCATACGCCGGTTCTCGGTGTTGCGAACGGTGTCTTCCGGCACCCAGAATCGCGGCGCGACGCAGAAGTAATGCCGGCGCCCCTCGATGTCGCGCCAGAAAAGGCGGGCCATGCTGTTCAAGTCGAGCTTGCGCGCCATGTCGAGCGCGAGCACGCAGTCTTGCCCCTCGAACTGTTCGAGGGCCAACGCTTGGTCCTCGCGTGCTTTCCAGTCTTCTAGGTTGAAATAGCCCGCCTTGGCCGACGTCCAGACGTTCAAGTGCTTCGTCTTGAACGTGTTCGTGAAGCGCGCAGACTTAATCGCACGCTGCTGCTGGCTTTCCAGATAGTCCTGATAGACCGAGATTCCGATATTCGGATTGGCTTTCGCCAGCACGCGCGGATCGGTCCAATCGTCCCCTTCGTCGATCGTCCAGATCCAGCCGAAAAGCTCGTCGTCGGGCACCGTCCCTTCGAGCATTTCGATCACCTGCCGGCGCTTGTCGTAGCACGGCCCCTCGATGTTCGCGCCCGCAGTCGTGATGATGAACATGAGCGGCTGTCGACGCGCGCCCATGCCAGTCAGCATCGTTTCGTACAGTGCGGCGCTATCGTGCTCGTGATACTCGTCCACGATCGCACACGACGGCGACGCGCCGTCGCCTGGGTTGCCGATGATCGGCTCGAATCGGCTGCCGTCGGCCGGCTTGTTCATATTCGAGGCATTCACCTCTATTCCAGCCGAATCGATCAGCATGGGCGAGCGCTTGACCATCAACTGCGCTGGACGAAAAACCTCCCACGCCTGCTTTTCGGTCGTCGCGCCCGCATATACCTCCGCACCGAACTCGTCGTCGAGGACGAACATGCCGATGCCGACGCCCGCGGCGATCACCGATTTGCCGTTCTTTCTGGGGACCTCCCAGTAGCTTTCTCGAAACCGGCGCTTTCCGGTGCGCTTGTTGAGCCATCCGAAGGTCGCCATCAAGCCGAACTTCTGCCAAGGCTCCAGCGTTACCAGTTGCCCTCTGAATGCCCACTCACCCTTCGTGTGCGGCAGCAATTCAACGAGTGCGAGCTTTCGCTCGGCCGCCTCCGGATCGAACTTCCATCGGAAATCCTTCTTGCGGCTCGCCGCAAGGTCGTCAAGGTGGCGCTTGCACGCAAGTTGCACATACCGGCAAGCAGGGCGCTTGCCACGAACGACGTCTCGCGCGAACTTGAGCCCCTGCTCTACGCGCGGGAAATTCGTCGCCATGTCTTCCAATCATTTGCCGAGCAGCTTCGCGAAAGGGTTGTCGGGTGTTTTCGGCTTTGGACCGACCAGGCGCTGCCGGCTCGCCGGGTCGAGCCCCAGCATTGCGCCGAAGCTCGCCATTTGCGCCGCCGCTTCCTTCACAACAGTCGCAGCTGGATTCTTCATCGGACTGCCTTGCGAGCTGTCGACGACAGGGCCGTTGCGAGTCAAATCGTCCTGGGCGGCCCTCCAGTTGCCGTAGGCCGCACAGAAAATTTCGACAATGTGCAGATCGGTCACTTGCAAGATTTTTTGCCCACAAAGCAGCGGCACAACGCGCTCCCACATGTCCCGCGCCTTGCCGACAATCCAGTCCGGCGGCTCGATGTTCGTGACCAAGCCGAAATCCGGCTCGTCCTTATTCAGCGCACGTTTGCCGGGATTTCCCGCCGCGATTTTCCGCGCCGTCGGCTTGGGTTTTCTGCCCCGGCCCGGCACTGTCGCGATACCTCCCACTGGCCAACTCCTGAATTTTTAATTTCGCGGGCGTGAAAATTTGACGAAGCGGGCGGTCCCGGAGGCGACACCTCCTAGACTTTTTCATCCCCCCCTCCCCGCCCGGCGCATACGCCGGGCGGGCAACAGCCAGGCGGGACCGCTCCCGCGTCACCGCAACCGCTCGCGCGCCGTCTTCGTTGTATGACAGTCACAACAGATCGCTTGCAGGTTCTCGTCGCGGTCTGTCCCACCGCGCGCCTTCGAGATAACGTGGTCGACAGCGGTTGCCGGCGTCACGCGCCCGGCTTGCAGGCAGGGCTGACACAGGCCGCTGTCGCGACGCAGGATGCGCGGCCTGATCTTGTCCCAAGCGGTTCCGTATCCCCGCGCATGGCGATTGCCGCGCACCGCGTCGGGCTTCCATTTCACCGCCTCATGAGTGTGCTGCTCGCAGTACGACTTGCCGTCCGCAACGAGCGCGCCGCATCCTCGGTGCTTGCAGGGCTTCATCGGTCGTCGCGCCATCTCGCCAAACTCCAGCTAACTTTGTTTGCATTTTTGTTAGCGATTTGCTAACATACGTTTATGCACTCAATCGAATTCACCAAACAAGCCGCCCAAGCCCTCAAGGCAATGCCGCGCAACATTTCGGCGACGATTCGGGCAAAGATCGATGCACTGGCAGTTGATCCCTACGCACCGAATCCGAACGCGAAGAAGTTGGCGGGCCAGCCCGGCTACCGGCTCCGAGTTGGCGATTGGCGTGTGTTGTACGAAATCGAAGATGGCCGCGTCGTGATCGTTGTGCTGGCCGTCAAACCCCGTGGAGGTGCCTACAAATGACCGAAGTTCAATTTATCGAGCAGGACGGCCACCGGGCCTTTGCCGTGGTCCCCATCGAACTGTGGGACCGCGTGAAGGACCTGATCGAAGATCTCGAAGATGAAGCGCTCTACGCGCAGGCCAAGGCAAGCGACGACGGCCGCCGCATCCCGGCCGCTGTGCTCGATGCTGAATTGGCGGGCGATCACCCTGTTCGAGCTTGGCGCAATCATCTGCGCATGACGCAAGATGCGCTCGCCGCAGCAGCCGGCATCAGCAAACCGTATCTCAGCCAGATCGAAACCCGACAGCGCGTCGGCACTACCGACGTGCTGTCTAAGATCGCCAGCGCACTTGCCGTGCCCGTCGACGACTTGATCGAGCCGCCGCCCGCACAGTCGTAACGCAATGTCGCTCGTCTCGTCGGTCTACGTAATGCTGTCGCATGAACGCGATGACCGCCACAGCCGCCCGCACCCAGTGCGAACGACGGCGAAACATCAGAACGGCCACATCAGCTGTGGGCTCGGAAACGAAAAAGCCCGCGAGGCTTTCACCTAGCGGGATCGCGACATCGTAACCGATTGCCACGTTGCCACGCCCGCCGCGACCATGGGCCATATTATCTGAAAATTAAAGCCGGTTATGGGCCCGGTTCCATTGCATCGGTTGCGCCCCGCCCTTTGATTAGCATGTCTCGATGCACTATTCTTTCTCCGAGATCAATCTCTTTTCGCACAATAACTGCTCGCAACTCTACATGTTGCGCACCATACATTTACGCTAGCGTCTCAGCCAGTACACGGGGAAGCTGAAATGCGAATCCAATACTGTGGTGCGATTGCGCTACTGGTATCAATGACAGCAGCGTCACAACAGGCCCCCGACAAATCCGATAGCATTCAACCGCACTCCAACTGGACGCGGAAGAACGACAATTCCGGCATTAAGGGCTCCGAGTTTGGCAACACAAATGTGCCGGCCCAGGCACCTAGCCTAGCGGGAGATGGCAAACCCACAATTGCCTGTGATGATGCCGCGCTGAAAAAGCGAATCACGGATTTGGAGAAGTACGTACAACTTCTCCAAACAAAAATCACGATCCTCGAAAGCTCCACAAAAGAAAATGGCAAATGACTCCGCGCAAGCCTTGGCAGAACTCAACAAAGCAATAGCGTCGCAAGCTGCAGTGGTCGATGCATCAAGCGGCGTTGCCGCCCAAGGCTCTCAGCTAGTCGCCCAGGAAGCCGGTTGGTGGTCTGTCGAAAACGCAATGACGATTAGCACCGTAGTGCTTGTGTTCGGCTTGGTGACAATCGGACTCGCAGCGTGGTTGATACTCCGTCGCATACCGCACAATGCCGTCCTGCGCGTCCTGGGAACTGTGCTCATCCTCGTGTTTGCCGTCTTCCTGGTCGTCGCTGGATACAGCGATAAGCAGATCGCATCGGTTCTCGGCCTCCTGGGTACAGTCGCCGGTTACTTGCTCGGGAAAAGTGAGAACCCCAATCTGCACGAACATAGGGATCAACCATAGTTTTTTGAAACACACGCCGCTACCAAAAACAAAAAGCCCCGCTCGGCAATCCGGCAGGGCTTCTCGCATGCAACTCGTGCAGCATGGCAAAAATCATATGCTCCTGTAACAACGATGTCAAGAAGATATTTCAAACGCTCGTGCGAACCACGCTTCGAATTTCCGGGCAGCGAGCCGGCGTTCACGAATCAGTCTTCGCACAAAGAAGTTGGAGTCCGCAATGAAGATCCAATCAGTCCACATCAAGAACTTCCGCACGCTGAAAGACGTGACGATCCCCTTTGATTCCGTCACGACCTTCATTGGGCCGAACGGTGCCGGGAAGTCAACTGTGCTACGGGCGCTCGACTGGTACTTTAACGGAAAGCCTGGGACGCTGACGGAGAAGGATTGCTCCTTCGGGGCGACTGATGAAGACATCGAGGTTCAGGTCACGTTCACGGACCTTACTGAAAAGGATCGGAATGAGCTCGGCAAGTACGCTCCTTCAGGTGTCACAACATTCACCGCATGGAAACGTCGCGGCCAAGATGGTTCCGAAAGCTTGTCTGCGAACTCGAAGAGCTATGCGCCATTCAACGCCGTCCGCGGTAAGGGATCGGCTGCCGACAAAAAGGCAGCTTACAACGAACTGCGGACATCTGATTCGTCGCTTGGTCTCCCGGCGTGGACAAATGTTGATGCCGTCAACCAAGCTATGACGACCTGGGAGGCAGCTCACAACGACCAACTCGTCGAAGCGCCCGAGTCCTTGCAGACCAACTTCTTCGGCTTCAACAGCGGCGGCAAGATGAGTGGCCTTTTCGACTTTGTCCTGGTCACCGCCGATCTTCGCGCGAGCGAGGAGTCGATCGACGGAAAGTCGAGCATCATCGGTCGAATCCTTGAGCGTTCAGTCGATCGCACTGCTGCTGATGAGGCGATCGCAAAGATCGTCGAGGAGTCACGCGCAAAGCAACAGACTATCTATGAGGAGAAGTTCAAGGCGCAGCTTGAGACGATGACGACGCAACTCAATGAGGTCGTCAAGTCTTACTCGCCCGGTCGGGCTGTCACGGTATCCCCGGCAGAGGTGGAACTTAAGGCCCCTCGGACCACGTTCGAGGTGGCCGTGCTCGATGGCACAACCGAGACGGCCGTGGAGAGACAGGGACATGGATTTCAGCGAACGCTTTTGATCTCGGCGCTCCAACTCTTGGCGCAGTCAGGCGCGGCGTCGGCAAAGGGTGTCATCTGCTTGGCGATTGAGGAGCCGGAACTCTTTCAGCACCCGATCCAGGCCCAGACGTTCGCGAAGGTGCTCCGGTCGCTCGCGGAGGACGCCAGTAAGCGTATCCAAGTGGCCTATGCGACTCATAGCCCCTACTTCCTGGAGGCGCGACATTTCGACCAGGTGAGGCGGCTGACAAGGTCGTCTGACGCGACTCCAGTGGTCACCGTCCACCTCGCCACGGTTGCTGGCGTGAAAACCAAACTGGACGGAATATTGATCGCAGATACAGTTGACCGCCAGCTCGACGGCATCGTAGCAAATCAGCTCGCCGTGGCGCTCTTCGCGCATCGCGCTTTTCTCGTGGAAGGCACGACAGAGTCGGCGGTGTTTTACGGCATCGGCGATAGAGCGTCTCTCGGCTCGCTTGAAGCCGCTGGCGTCTCCATCGTCCCCGTAGGAGGCAAGACATCTATCCCGCTCGTACATGCGATTCTGGAGTCGATCGGTATACCGGTCTATGCGCTCTTCGATGCAGATAGCGGATTTGAAGCACGTGCGAAAGATAATGGGAAGCCGCAAAAAAAGATCGATGAAGAGCGGGACAACCACTCGAAAGCGAATCGTGCGGTTCTGAGGTACTTTGGTCGAGCTGAAGAGGACTTTCCGTCTGCCGTTGTTGCTGACGAGGTGGCGATCTTTGACGATCACCTGGAAGCATTCCTGTCAGCAAACTGGAGCGAATGGGTCACGGCCTGCAACAGCCTCGAGGCTGCCGCAGGTTTCAGTCTCGCGAAGAATCAACTCGCATACCGAACGGCAACACTAAAGGCCGCGGGGAATGTGCCAGAGATGCTCATGCAGGTTCTGGCTAAAGTGGAGGGGAAGTAACAGTGAACGAAATCATCTGCCCGCACTGCGGGAAGGCATTTAAGATCGACGAGGCCGGGTACGCGGACATCTTGAAGCAGGTTCGCGACAACGAGTTCGAGCAGCAGTTGCACGAGCGGCTTGAACTGGCCGAGCAGGACAAACGAAATGCCATTGAACTTGCCACGACCAAGGTCGCCAGCGAACTGGAGAGAGCTGCCGCAACCAAGGACGCCGAAATTCAGGACCTGAAGGCCAAGCTCGATGCTGGCGAGGTCGCACGGAAGCTCGCCGTGACCGAGGCCCTAAGCGCCGTGGAAAAAGAGCGTGACGCACTTGCGAACCAACTTGAGCGAGCGAAGCTCGATAAGGAAGCCACCTCCAAGCTAGCCGAGGTGAGGCTCACGAGCGAACTGCAAAGCGCCGCAGCTACGAAGGACGCGGAGATCCAGGACCTAAAGGCCAAGCTCGATGCCATCGAGGTTGCGCAGAAGCTCGCCATAACCGAGGCACTCAGCGCAGTCGAGAAGGAACGCGACGAACTGAAGAGTGGCCTCGAGCGAGCGGAGCTTGAGATGCAGCTCGCGGAGAAGTCGCTCAAAGACAAGTACGAGACGCAGATCAAGGATCGCGATGACGCAATCGAGCGCCTCCGGGACATGAAGGCCCGCTTGTCGACCAAGATGGTTGGTGAAACTCTTGAGCAGCACTGCGAGACCGAGTTCAACCGCATTCGAGCGACGGCATTTCCGAGGGCATATTTCGAGAAGGACAACGACTCGCGGACTGGCAGCAAGGGCGACTACATCTTTCGCGACTCAGATGAGGCTGGCACCGAAATTGTTTCGATCATGTTCGAAATGAAAAACGAGAGTGATCACACCGCCACGAAGAGCAAAAACGAGGACTTCCTGAAGGAACTCGACAAGGATCGTACCGAGAAGGGATGCGAATATGCGGTGTTGGTCTCTCTGCTCGAACCCGACAGCGAGCTTTACAACACCGGAATTGTCGACGTGTTTCACCGGCACCCGAAAATGTACGTCGTCCGACCGCAGTTTTTTCTTCCAATCATTACACTTCTGAGAAATGCTGCGATGAACTCGCTCAAGTATAAGTCGGAGTTGGCACTTATTAAGGCGCAAAACATAGACATCACGAGCTTCGAAACCGACCTCGAAACCTTCAAGAGCGCATTCGCGAAGAACTATGATCTCGCCTCCAGGCGCTTCCAAACGGCAATTGATGAGATCGACAAGTCGATCGACCATCTACAGAAGACGAAGGATGCCCTACTTGGAACCGATCGGAACCTTCGTCTCGCGAACGACAAGGCGCAGGACGTGACGATCAAGAAGCTGACTCGTGGAAATCCGACGATGGCTGCCAAGTTCGCGGAGATCAAGAATCATGGCCCTTCCGATGCGGAATGAGCCACGTCAATCAGATTGATGGAATGAAAAATCTAGGATGCAGGGCACATCTAAGAGGAGCAGTCGCGATGTTACAAACAATCATCGACGCTATTCGCAACCGAGAAGTTCTATCTTTCACATACGATGGATTCGCCCGCGTAGCCGAGCCGCACGCGGTGGGAGTGTCGACAGCGGGAAATAACGTGTTGCGATGTTACCAAACACAAGGTGGCCATGTCACCCCGGGCCACGAATGGGATTTCTGCAATATTTCAAAAATTTCCGGGTTGCAGACTACTGGACAACACTTCATTGGCGAACGCCCCGGATACAGTCGAGGCGATAAACACATGACCACAATCTTCGCAGAGCTTTGACGGACCCAGATTGGTTACGGCGCACCACTGAGGCTAAACATTGCCCTGCATTTCTGCCGCAGAGCTTACTGTGGATCGTCGCTGATGTTTAGAAAAATGCCCTCAAGGCAGCAAAAGCAATAGCGACTGGCTCGAACCAGCAAAGGTCACGATGAGATGCGGCGCACCCCAATCGACGCGCGATGTTCCAGTTGCTGGCCACAGCCGTCGCCCGCTGGAATTTCCAACACGTCGCCAGCGAGACAACGTCGCGCTAGCCCGGCCGAAAGTCTCCATCACGCGTATTCGACTGAACAGCTATCAGCCCCGTCTCTTCGAAGTATGGCGTAAGCCGCCCCACCGCTGACGCCTCGACTTCTCGCAAGCGCTGGTCGATCTTTTCGTACGCACGTTTGTACGTCATATGGCTCGCGCCGAAACTGCGCTCAAGATCGCGAAAGCTGATCGTCGCCCGCGCGTGATTCGCATACAGCCGCGCGAGCAGACAGTCGAGTGCGAGATTCGAAATGCCGGGAAACGACGGCTCCAGCCAACGCGACAGGCTCTGGATCGCTTCAGCGCGCTCGGCGAGGAAGTAGTAGCGCTTTACGCCATCGGCATCCCGAGTGTCTCCCATTTGCCCGAAACGCGCGATCACCGCCCATCGCTCGACGTCCATCAGCTTCGTGCGGACCGCGCTCACCACGGCAGCGCACTGCGCCCGCACTTCCGCCATGTCGAGCCCGCTGAAATTCACAGTGGATTCGGCGGCCGAGCCGGTCAGTTGCCCGAGCCATTTCCGCTGCTCCTCGGACAGTTCCGGCTCAAGTTCCATCGCGCGAATGAGCGCGGTTCGAAGCACGTTCTTCGCTCGCGGCTCGCTCGCCAGAATCAGGAACGACACGTGCAGCGCTTGGCGAGTGCTGTCGAAAATGAAATCCATCTGTTGTCTCATGGAAGAACGCGGAAAGGAATGCCCCAGTACATCAGCCAGTTGATCAGGACGTCACGAACCTCCTCGCCGTGATGGAGCCGCGTCTCGATCTGCCCGTCGTCGAGCTCGACGCCCTCGAGCGGGCAACCGGGAAATGCGATAAACCGGTTCCCCGTAAGCGCTTCATTTCTCCGCACCGCCATCTTTGCTACCGGTTCCACGACGTCGCTCAGGTTGAAATAGAGAATGGCGCTCACGACATACCTCGCACATCCCATTCAGCGTCACCGCTCTCGATGAATGCCCCGAGCACGCGCGACTTCTTGTTGTCGATCCAGTACGCTCTCGTCCGAAACACATCCGGCGCGATCCAACGAATGTCGCTCGGCGCGATGTGGGTTCGATGATGTTCCGGAATGAATGCGTCTACCTCGACGGTCGTCAGCAATTGGCGCTTAACCGTCACGACGCGCGCGATCCGGTACACGGTCGTCGGCAACGGCCTGTGCAACTCGGCGCTGATCGTCGGCCCCATCCCGTGCCGTCGCTTAAAGCAGTGCCGACCGGCAGGCAACTGCACCGTCAAAATCACTGGCAATCCTTTTCTCCCATCTTTCGAGCGCGCACCGGCGCCCATTCCTCATATGCTGCTTCGAACGCAGCCTGCTTTTCCTCGCGCGTTGTCGGCCCTTGATCAAGCCAGCGATGGCACCAGAAGCAACCCGGCACCGTCCGTTCGTGACTTGCCTTGAGCCCCATACCCTTCCCCGATGCGAGGCTGTTGTCGTGGCACGGCACGACCGTTTCATCGATCGGATTGCGCCAGCACTGCGCCGGTACGCGCAGATAGCAGGGCTCGCCTCGGCACGCGGCCAGATACTTCGAACCCTCGGCGACCGTCGGCCGCTTGATCCGCTTCACAATCGCCTTCTGACGCTTCAGCGTCACCGTTCGCGTCAGGCTGCTGAACGGCGAATGCGGCTTTCGCTTAAATCCCGTTCGCTTCATTGGCGCCGATCGCGTTGCGCAACGACTGCGCAGGAACGAATCATTCGGTCCATGGCGAATGCCGCGTGCGCGATCGCCGCGTTACGTTCTCGATGCTGTTCGGCTGCTCGCTTCAAGAGCCTCTCTTGCGGCGACTCAGTCGGCGGCGGAAGTTCCTTGAGCAAGCAGCGGTACGTCGTGGGGCGCGAACCTTCGATGCGCTCAACATACTTCTTGCCGAGAAGGTTTCGTATGCGCCCCTTCACCGTATCAGTCGTCATCGACGCTTCGTATCCGATCTGCTCAATCGTCAGCCCGCGGCGGCCGGCCTTCCGCTTCAAGCAATCGCAGATCAGCCAGTTACCCGAACTCAAGCTCACCTTCTTCTTCACTCGACCTCCTGAATCGTGATGCCGTGCTCTCGGAGCATCAGCTTTCGTTTGATGACGTAGTCCTTGTTCTTCCGTGTGATGGCCGATTTCACGTCCTCGACAACAAGCTCGCCTGCGGAATTGCGATAGGTGAAGTCGGCAACGTATTCGACTGCTCGCTCGATCGAGCCGTCCGAGCGCCGCTGACGCGCGATCAGCTCGAACTCCACCTGAAGACGAAGTTCGCTGATGTGGCCTGCCGCCTGTTGCCGGCTCAATTCGAACCACCGTGAGCGCTCGCGCTTGCTGTCGAACTTGATGCCGTCGTACTCGCACTTCGTGTTGCGGTACTTCGAGCGCTTCGCCGTCATGGCGGGCGGGAAGATCGGCCTGTCGAGGTCGCCTGAAGCGATCTCGTCGAATTCCGAATTCGGTTGATTGCCCGTGCGGCGCAACACCTCGCGCTCGGCGAAGCTGCGGCCGATCGTCCTGTCCTCGCGAACACGAGCGGTTCCGAAGCGACCGCCTTCGATCGCGCTCTCGGGATAGCGGAGTGCGTTCTTGCTCACACGCTCTCCTGATCGCGCGGGATGTCGTTGAAGTACCGGTAGAGCTGCTCGTAGGTTTCGTTCCCGAAGCGGTTGGCCTCGCGAAGCATTTCCTCCATCGCCTCGCCGGGCCCGTCCGCCTTGACGACGCGCGCCTTGAAACGCATGAACACTTCGCCCTCGCGCTGCTCGATACCGAGTTGCTTACCGCGGTCAGTAACGCCTTGCGCGCTCTTGTGCCAATCGGAAGGAACGTCCTGCCCATTCGTCGCCGTGCCGTCCGGCTTCACCGGGAACAGCCCCGTCCAGCCGCGCAGCACCGCTTCGTCGATGCAGTCCGTCGGGGCATGCCCAAGCTCTCTGAGCTTCTCGAGGCGACGCAGCGACACCTTCGCTGCCGGGCGTGTCCACGGCGCCGACTTCTCCGACGCTTTCGCCTCGCGGTGCTCGCACCAGTCGAGCCATGCGTCGAGGGGCAGCCAGTCGGGCAGTTCGATCGATCGCAGTTCGCCATGCAACGCAACTCGCGGCGCACGCCGCGCGGGTTGATGGTTCTCTGATGGTTCTATGGTGGTTCCTGATGATTCGGGTGCAAAAGCTTTGCACCCTTTAGTGCTGTGATTTGCACCCTTTACGTCGCCAGTTGCACCCTTTACGTCGCCGTTTGCACCCTTTCCAGTGGGTGCATTTTTTGCACCCTTTGAACCCGACGAAATGGGCGCAAGTTCTGCACCGTTTATCCAGTCCGAATTGATTCGGTATTCGCGCGTGTTTCCACGTCCGCCCGTCGACTCGCTCACGAGAATCAGCCATCCGGACTGCTGCATCCGGCGAAGCTGGTACTGCACCGCACGCGGCGATTGGCGCGTCTTCGCAGCCAGCTTGTCGACGCTCGGATAGATGTGCGTGCCGTCGTCGTGCGAATGGTCCGCGAGTGCCAGCGCGAGAATCATCTCGCCGCCACCTTCCGGATAGCGCTCGAACACGGCGTTCATAACCTTGACGCTCATAGGCTCCTCAGTGCCCGCACGGCAACGCGCCGTCAGCGTCAGTCTTTGCGCCACATGACAGACACGTACGCGTGGCCGCTGCGCGAGCTGTCACCGCAACGGGCGTCACTTCGCCAGCGCGCGCCGGAACGGGCTCTTTGATGTCGGTCGGAGTCAAGACGCTCTCCCGAGAGTCAAGCGATAGGCGCTCGGGTGACCGGGCCGGCGCGTAATGCGCAGCGCACCGACCTCCTCCAACGTGCGAAGGGTCGACGACACGGTCACGCGCGTCACGCCCGCGAATTCCGCAATGGCGTCGATCGACGGATCGCAATTCCCCTGCTCGTCGGCCAACCGCGCCAGAAAGATCAGGATCACCTTGGCCGTCGGCGGGAACTGCTCGCGCATAGCGCGGTTGAGGTGCTCGAAACTCATTCGGCGGCCTCCTGTGCGCTTTCCGCGTCGTCAATACCGAGCACCCATCGCAGCGCCGCCAAGCGCTCGCCCGTCGCCTCCGCAAGCGCCGCCTCGATCTGCTTACGCGGACGTACGCGTGCCGCCGTACCGCCGAGCACGGCCTTCTGCGCACGCGAGCGCGCGTGCCCTTCCTTGCCGTCAGCGGCATCGATCAACGCCTGAACCTTCGCGCGTTGCTCGTCCGGCGACAGCTTCGCAAGCTTCAGCGCGTGCGACACAGTGATCTGTTCCGCCTCAACAGCGTCACGCACCGCCATGCAGCAGTCGAGCAGCTTCAATGCGGAGCGCACGGTCGGCACCTCGACGCCGAACGCGACGGCGATAGCATCCTCGGTGTGGCCGACGTCGAGCATGCGAGCCATCTTCTCGGCCCGGTTGATCGGCGAGTCTTCTTCGCGGATCTCGTTCGTGCTGACCATCATTCCGACGAACGACTTGTCGCTGTCGCGCATAACGCGCTTTGGGATCGCTGGAATCGTGATCGGCTCTTCGCCCGCATCGATCAGTTGACGGTTCAGCTCGCGCGCGTTGGTCACTCGGCGACGGCCATCAATCACGAGGTTCTCGCCCGTCTCCGGGTCTTTGCAAAAGAGCACCGGCTCAAGCACGCCCTGCGCGCGGTAGTTCCGAACCGTCTTCGGGTTCGGCGCCTGATGTACGCGCCGGTCGTATAGCGGGTGCTTCGGGTCCGTGACAAGCGTCAGCTTGTCCGGGTCCATCGAAAGGACGTTGCCCTTGCCCGATGCCCCGTAGACGTCTATCGAGTTCTTTGCCATCTCTGGTCCTCGCTAACTTGTGTGCGCGATCAAGCGCTTTCGAAAATGAATGCTGGCTGCCGCAGGCGATCGCGCTGCAGCGGCTCGTAGTCGGGGTTGAGTTCGAAGCCGATGAAACGGCGGCCGAGACGCTGCGCTACCTGTCCGGTCGTGCCGCTGCCGAAGAACGGATCGAAGACGACGTCGCCCGGCCGGCTGCCGGCGAGCACGCACGGCTCGACGAGTGCCTCGGGAAAAGTCGCGAAGTGTGCTCCGTCGAACGATTGCGTCGGAATCGTCCAAACGCTGCGGCGGTTTCGACTCGTAACGAGCTCCGCGACCGACGCAGAAAACGATTCGTTCTGCTTTGGCCGTTTCGTTCGCGCGCCGCGGTTGTGCTGGACAGTCGAATGTGCGCCCGGCCCCGACTGCCAACCGGCAACCGCTACAGCTTTCGGATTGACGCCCGCAGCACGCTGCCGCTCGGCGTATGCGACGAGCCCGCTTTTCGTGCGGTGATGCTCATCGCCTGCCGCGAATGCATCCGCGGCCTTGTGCGACCGATTGCCGGACGCACGCCCATGTGCGCCGCCAGTCACGGGCTCCTGCATCGCGTCGAAGTCGTAGTAGTAGCGCTCGCTCTTCGAAAGCAGAAACAGATATTCGTGTGCCTTCGTGCAGCGGTCGCGCACGCTCTCGGGCATCGGGTTCGGCTTGTGCCAAATGATGTCCTGCCGGAGATACCAGCCGGCATCCTGCAATGCGAACGCAAGGCGCCACGGCTGGCCCATCAGGTCCTTGATCTTGAGACCGTCGATGCCCGCCTTCCTGTTGCTCAGGCAGATGTTCACCTTCGCGCGAGCGCGCCCGGCGAACGTCTCGCCACGCATCGGCGTCTGTCCGCCCGATGACGCATAGGCATCGCCCATGTTCAGCCAGAGCGTTCCGTCGTCCGCGAGCATCTCGCGCGCGAGATCAAACACCTCGACGAGCGTGTCGATAAACTCGCGCAGTGTCGGCTCGCTGCCGATCTCGCGATGCTTGTCCGGATGGCCGTCGGGCAGATACGAGCGGAGGCCCCAGTACGGCGGCGACGTCACTATCGTCTGCACCTTCACGCCATCGGCGATCATCGCGCGCATGAGGTCGCGGCAGTCGCCGCGATGGGAGCGGTCGAGCCAGTTCATCCGATCACCCCTCGGCACGCTTCGATCCACGCAACCGCCGCTTCCGCGTTGATCGCGTTGCCGTAGGCGCGCAGTCGTCCCACTCGCGCGGGAGCCCCATGAGCCAACGGGAATGTGCCGGGTTCAACTGGCCGCCACTTTCCATCCCGGCAGAGGAGCCAATCAGCATCTCGCCAGAAGCCGTTAATCGGGCCGGGATCAGCGGTGGCAATTTCAACTCCGCTTCGGCGGCCGGCTGCAACGGTTGCATGCTCGCCAGCTTGGCCATTCCGTTCAGCGCTAGATTGATCGTCCCCGTTGCACCGCTGCGTTGGTAGTCCCGCAGCTTCGCATCGCCCGTGGTCGGGCTTGCCCAGCCCGCGAACTGCGCCACATGATTCAGGCTCACCGCGACCTTGCGACCGTCCGGCGTCTTGCCCGTCGCGCTCAAGCCCGCGAACGATTGAGATCCCTCCGCGTTGCCAACAGTCGGCGTCGGCCAGCCCGACAGTTGCGCAACCATTCCAAGATCCGTCAGGCTCACGCCCATCTTCGAGCCGCGCGCGATCGCGCGTAGCTTCCGTTCTAAGAACTGCTCCGGAGCCCCGCCCGCTTGGCATGCGGTTGGAGTGGGCCAACCGGCCAGCTTCGCGATGTTCGGCAATTCGGTTTTGCCGACGCCCGCTGATCCTCGCGCGTCGCTCGCGAGCGGCGTAGGCCATCCAATACGCCCGGTCTCGGATATGCGGGGAGCCGACGCCCGCAGACGGAAACGGGACACACCCATAGGCGTAGTCCAACGCTTCCACGTCAGCTTGAACAAGGTCGATCCAAGGGTCGACAGCCGAGCTCGCAACCTGCTCTCCAAAGACGATTGCAGGGCGGCGCTCGCCGATAAGCCAGTACCACGCAGGCCAGAGATGCCGCTCGTCATCAAACCCAAGTCCTTTGCCTGCCGCGCTGAAAGGTTGGCACGGACAGGAACCGGTCCAAACAGGTCGATCGTCGGGCCAGCCGGCGCGACGAAGCGCGTAGGACCAGACGCCGACGCCTGCGAAGAAATGGCACTGGGTGTATCCGCGCAGGTCGTCAGGATGGACGTCGCGGATGTCGCGCTCGTCGACGTCACCAGCTGCAATGTGACCGGCGGCGATGAGGTTTCGCAGCCACGCGGCGGTGACTGGATCGTGTTCGTTGTAGTAGGCGGCACTCAAACGCTCCCCGCTACTCAGCCATGCCGCGCAGCCGCGCCGCGAGATTGAACAGCACCTGTGCGTGCTGGAAGATGCGCGCTTCGACCCGCACGACTTCGGAGTGCTCGACGCGCCCGTCTTCGAGCGTCTTGACGATCTCTCGGCCGACTAGGCCGTGCGTCGACCACGCCTTGCCCATCAGTTCGACGATGGCCGCGTCGCAGCACTCAACGGCGCTCGGCAACTTCACGAGCGCGTAACCACGCGCCGCTGCCCACGCTTCGAGCATCCGATCGTCGTTGGTCACGTCCGTCGCGCGAACCGCGTCAGCGAGCCCGAGGTGATGCGTAGCGTTGTTCGGGTTCACCTTGTTCCGCAGCACCGCCGCCGACATACCGAGACGCGGCGCGAGCGACTCACTGCCGCCCGGGTAATCGTGAACAACCGCGTATGCGGCGTCGATGATGTTCATTCAATCCTCATCTGAACGTTGTTCGATTCGATAAGGACTACTAAAGTGTGTCCCTATGACGCGAACGAAATTTCAATTTCCTCGACCACACCGTGCAGGCGCGATCTACTGCATTGGGCGAGGGCCCCGGACTTTCGTCTTAGAATTGGCAGCTCTCAAACAACCACTTCTCTACGGACCCTCATGGAAGTTCCAAACTACGAACTCGAAATTCTTGCCAACCGCGTCCTCATTCAAACAACCATTGCGGCACTCGAAGTGGCGCATCCCGGCTCCGAGGCAACGATCAAACGACTAATTGAGAAATTCACTCAGGTCGACGAACTAGACCCATTGAGCGCAAAGATTGCCGAGATTGCTTTGCGGGTCGTCTCTAACGAGCCCGAGAAACCGGCTCTGACGCTCGTAAAGTCCGACTAAGCTTTTCGGTCAATGCGGCGATGTCCGGCTCGCGTTCCGCACGATGTGCTTCGAGCGCCGGCCGGATCAGCCACAGGACGAAACGTGCGTACATGCGCTTCATGAAGTCTCCTTCTGTTGGGTAAGCGACTCGAAAACTCAAGGAATATCGACTTTCGAACGGTGAGCCACTGAACCGCGTCTCGGAAAATGTCTTTCGACTCGTGAGAAGCGGCGTCGAGATCACGCGAATCTAGTCGCCAACAAGGCAGTGATCGCGCGTCGACGAACTCATCGTTGTAACGTCGATTTCGCGGCCGTACTTCTTCGCGAGGTGTTTCCACAGAGCGATTTCGAGTGCCGCGGGCATAGCAGTTTCTTCGACGTAGAGGTTCGCGCCGTCGTAGTGGATCTGGGTGCCGCCATCAGCGACCAATCCCAGCTCCACTACCGGCCCCTGCCCAGCTCGGACGCGCGCGTTGACGCTCTGAACGCATCGGATTTCGACGCCATCGATCAACACCCGCCCCGTTCCATTGGGCCTTGCTTCGATCGTCACGGCACATTTGTTTTGCGCGCTTGTCACGTTGGCTCCTTCTATTGGGCGTCCCTTCATGGGACAAACGACTCTCACAGGATATCGTTAACTTGAATAAGATAACCCCGGCACCGCTCACGCAGCACGACCTCGATCACCACCGCCTCAGAATTCAGGTCCTCGCCCTCCAGCAAATCGTCTTGCGACTACTCGTCCAACGATCGTTCGAGGAAGTCGACGGCGATCCGAAGGAAACCCGCGAACTCGCTCCCGTACGCTTGCGCGAAGCGCTTCAAGGTCTTGAGCCAGAACCCGGCACTTCGGAATGGCATCCAGCCGAAGCGGCCGCGTTCGACGACGAGCACCGCGAAGTACTCGCCGACCTGCACAAGCACCTTGAGGCCGTGCTCGCCGACCTGCTTCCGACGGAAGAAGACTGAGCGGCATCACGCCGTCGTCTCCTTCTGTTGGGCGAGATCTGGCGCTGCGTAAACATCCTCAAGCCGCCACTCAATACCGCGTGTCTTGGCAAATGCAATCAGCCGCCGCGCAGTGCCAACTAACGGATTGCACCCACCGTTCTCATAGTGAGACAGCGCGGATTGGCTGACTCCAATGTTCTTGGCCAGCTCCGCCTGGGAGAGGGAGAGCGTCTTGCGAAGGCTGCGCACATTGTTCATGGCGAAATATTAGAACTTCTCTCTTTTTGCGTCAAGAGAAGTTCTAATTACGAGCCGCCCAATTTATTAGCGTCTCTATTTAACATACCGACATGGCTACTGTAGAGAAACGCCCCCTCACCGAGGAGGAACTGGCGGATCGAGATCGCTTGGTTGCGGCTTGGGAACGCTACAAAAACGGGCACCCCGGGGCGTCCCAAATATGGCTCGCGCAGACGACTGGGCTAGGCACTCAGGGCCTTATCAGCCAATATTTCAGAGGCATCATCCCGCTTAACGTGCGAGCCCTCTTGGCAATTTGCGCCCAGATCGGAGCCAATCCGGCAGAGGTCAGCCCTCGGCTAGCTAAGGATGTTCAGGCGATACAAGACACCGTCACGCTTCAGGGAATTAGCGCTATTGCGCGGAAGGTCATCGAAGCTGTCATCAGGGCAGATAGGGCCGGCGAACCGGAAACAACATTCAAGCTGATGCTTCGTATGCTGCCCGACCCGGATGAGCCGTTCGACATAGAGTCTCCATCCCCCTAATCGGAGTCAGATTCCAGTCGCGCATCAGCGCCCGACGACGAAGCGAGACGCGCCCGGAAGTCACACCTCGCGCCAGAATCCCCGCCCCCTGCAGTTCAGTTACCCAGTCGTGCGCATCGCTCTCGCAGCGCTCCACGACTCGGACAAGCAGCCCGATCCGTTCCTTTACCCCGCACTTCGTCACAATCGCCAAATCCCCCGGCCTGCAGCGCAAGCGCGCCGTCGATTTTTCTTTCATTACCACCCCCTGGTCGTCTTTTTTTTGTCACAAATACTGTTCATGCATACAGTATTTTGCCAAGGACAAAGTGGCCTATCAATGACAATTCTGACAGGGTGTAAGAAATGGCTTCACGCCCTGCACGGATAGAAGTCAAATTTATCTTACCGAAAATCAACCAACATTGCGCGGCACGAATACAATTCAACAAAATCTTGCGTGCTGCGCCAAAGCCATGCAGGCAAAATTACAACGGCGAACCGCGAGCCGGGGATCGTGGAACCTGAGATGCGACAACATGAACAGAATGAACGTCATTCTTCGCCGTTCTGCCTCAATGCCGCCGGGCATCAATTCTGGAGCAGATGTCGGACATATCGTTGTGCTCATCAGCCACAAGTTGTTGGTCAGATTGCCCGTCAGCACGTGATCGACGGGGTCGCCACGTCGACCAAGCGACAAAAGAACACACGCTTTGCAACTAAATCTTAGTTGCAACCACTAACATAGATCGCATATAGTTCGTGTCGAAGTTAGAGAAGCTACGCCAGCGCATGGTGGCCATCCCAGCGGATTTCACCTGGGATGAGTTAATTTTACTTTTGGGATCGGTCGGATTCGAAGAAAAATCCAAAAAAGGCGGATCGTATAGAACATTTTTTCGCGAAGATGGTCGGAAGCTGTTTTTGCACAAGCCACACCCAGGCTCGATTGTCAAGAAATACTGTCTGCGAAACATAGTGACCAAGCTTCAGGAATTCGGCCTGCTGGACAGCGAGGAATGAAATGACGAAATCGAACGTTTTTGAGCACAAGGGGTATGTAGGGTCTGTTGAATTCAGCCTTGAGGATGGGATTCTCACGGGGAAGATTCTATTTATCGAAGATCTTGTAAATTACGAAGCCGAGACGTTGGTTGATCTCAAGCAGGCCTTTATTCATGCAGTAGACAACTATCTGGCCGTATGTAAAGAAGAAGGCATCGACGCCAACAAGCCTTGCAGCGGCACATTTAACGTTCGCGTCTCGCCTGACTTGCATCGCAAGGTACAGGTCGAAGCGGCAAGACGAGCTATAACTCTAAACGAGTTCGTACGAATTTCCTTGGAACACGAGATATCCGGCGAACGCTATGTGACTATTCATAATCACGAACATAGTCACCACCATACGTATGCCAGCAGCGCACAGCTCGAAGTCACTGCGACCTTCAAAGAACCGACCAAATGGAAACACGAAAGCGCAACGCCCCTGCCACATTGAGTGCGGGTGATTTTAAATTCGTAGATACACGGATTATTTCAATATCCGCCGAAAGATACGAAAGTCCCTCAGAAGACGGCAGCGGAACCACCATCGCGAGAATGGATGGCGTATGCCCGTTGCCATCAAAGGAAGATCAAGGCGATTACGTACACCTAGAACTCACGATGGAATTAGTAGGTTTCCAAGGGCAAGGAAGAAGTGACTCCGATCGCTCTTTCAGCATCGAAACCCGTGCCGAATATCTATTCGAGAGTGAGAAGCGTGGGTATTTTGATGACCTAGACGCCGGTCGAGAAATCAGGACATTTATAGTTCAAGCCTTTCCACTGCAAATGGAGAGAATGCGCCGGATTGCACAAGATATGGGTTTTACAGGCGTCAGCCCCAATCTGGGGATTGATTTTAATTCAACAGACATTACTCCTGCGACCGCGAATTCTGGTGAAGGCGTACAGCTGCCAGCCCCGGCAAAGCCCCCTCGATCAAGAAAGAGAGCGAAGAAATCGATCGATTCGGCCTAAGCTCGGTGGATGTTCTTACTCCCATGCAATCCAGCCGCAAGCATCGCCCTCGCTTTCCTTACCGGGCATGTTCACCGCCAGAATGCCGGCAAGCAGCCTGACGACGACGAAGACACCCTTAGATAAGCCCCGCCCTGAGCGGGGCTCTTCATTTCTGGCCCCGCTCGAAACCCTCTCGGAAGAGTGTTGCTCTTACCGACGGCAGCAACGCGATCTCATCATCACCGAGCCGATCCCACGCCTCGGCCAGCCAGCCCGCGAACCCGGCGCATGTCTCATCTAGGTCGACTACTGCCTTTCCCTCTGCGTTCAACCGCTCGAAGATTGTGATCACGTCGCCGGACGTCATGGCTAGCTCCCGTTGAACTTCATAGCATAGGTGATTTGGATGGCGCCTTAATCGCGAGCCTCACGAACACCTGCTTCAACGATGCCGCTTCCGTTGACCTGGCAGGCCACCTCGTACTTCAACTCAAGGCCAAACCCATTTTTCGCAGTGAAGGTTGAGGCAGCGATCACGCTGCCGTCCGATTGCTCGGCAACCCGAGTTCCCAAGAGGGAAAAGTCTACCGTACTCGGATGGGTGGCTTTGGACCGAGCATAGTCTTGGCACAGAGTAATGGCCCGAACGTCCCTTTCCCTCCGCGCCCGAGCCATCAAATCGCCATTCTCGTCACCACATGCAACGAGCACTGCCCCCGCGATGATCGCAACCGCGATCCCGTATTTGTTCATCGTTTGGTCTCTCTAGTCCATCCCAGCTTTCTTCGGCGCGGGATTCGCCGGCGCCATCTGAGCAAGCTGCGCGTCAGCGCGGCGTAAGCCTACCCCGGTTCGGACGCTGTTACAAATTCACCACCGGATATTAGAATTTCTCTTGACCCAAAAAAGAAGAACTTCTAATATTCACTCCGACGCAGCACGGATCGCTGCGCCACCGCTCCAGCGGATCGATCTTTAAGAGTGCTAGTGCGCCGGGACCGCAGTACAGGGAGCAACCGGCCGGCTCTACGGTGTAGCCGAGAAACGGGGTAGCGCCCGACACCCCCTCAGCTTTCATGAGATGGGGTCCTGCCGATGCGGACGTGGTCTGGCCACGGCGAGGGAGCCAGAGGACGCCGGAGTTGGTCGCGACGCACGTGGCGGTTCGCGAGATAGCCGGATTGTCGTTCGGAGGGGAGAGCGAAGCCGGAAGTCGCGGCAGTGGCCCCATCCCATGAAAACTGACAAGGAAGCAGATCGATCAGCGTTGCACCCTCATCGTTTCATTGAATTCGGACTACTAAATCATGAGGGGAAACGAGGATCGCGATCGTGACTCTTCGAAAGGAGAACCAGTGGAAACGAAACGGAAGCTGCCGACCGTGTCGGTCGAGTGGCTAGAAAACGCAGCAGCTGACCTCGAAGTCAGCGCGAACGCGAGCCGTGAGACGTGGGCGCTGCTCGGCCTATCCCATCGGTACAGCGAGAACATCGGCCGCGCTCATGCCATGCGACACGCGGCCCGCATGAAACTCGATTACGACCGACGCATGTTCCTGCGTACGGTCGGACTCAAGGTCTAGGAGACGATCGTGAGCCAACCCGCAAAGAACCTGCTCGAGCTGCGTCGAATGCCTCGCGGCGCGCTTGTCGAGCACCTGCTACGCGAGTTTGCGCTGGCATTGATCGCCCCCGGCGTCACCCAGGCAGGCAGCACACCGTAATCGTGCGACAGCAGCACAACGAGACCGACCATGAACCAAGCACGCATTAGCGACTACGCAAAAGGCTGGAACGACGCTGCTCTCGGTAGACCGCCAAGATCGACGACCATCGGTTATCGACTTGGCTACATCGACGCCAGCAAAAGCCTGATCTAAGGAGCACAATGCATCTTGAAGGGGCAACTGCGACATGCCGGCACACCACTCCCACACTGGAGCGATGCAGCACAGCAACTCAAACACCTTGCTGAGTCACTTCGAACTCGTTTCGATAGGAACTTGCTTCCAACGCCATTTGCTTAATCCTGCCTTTGAAGTCGTCTTCGAAGAGCGGGTTGTCGCTATCTAGCGGGCGGACGTACGAATCGACAGCGTCTCGCGCGGCTAACAGAGTGTCCTTCATGCCCACAACCGCACGCACTGCTTCGTAAGATCCCAAGCTGTGCAACGGAATGGCTGCCAGCGCGTTAATTGCATCGTTAAAGCGTCTAGCCGCCTGTTCCCAATACTTGACGAACTCCGCTGTGGGCGACGCACCGCCGATGAACTCGACTTCGTGAAGGCATTTGTCTCCGTTCTCAACGATGGCACGAAACGCTTCGAAGCTTCGTTTGCGCGACAAGAGGTCCATCTCGAGTGCTTGTCGGCGTTGCTGTCGCGCCTGATGTTCTGCGACCCAGTATGCACCGACGATAGCCGCAATGGAGCCAGTTGCTTGCAGCCAACTAGCCATCACGTCGCCGTCGTATTTCTCTGTCCCGGCGGATGTCGCGCCGACGAATGAAAGCAAGATCACCGCACAAGCGCCAAATAACACAAAGAGGATCGTTTTTCGATTGTTCATTTCGCACCCCGTCGTTGTGCTTCTGCGGCAAATCCTAGCACGGCAACCTGCCCCGTAGCCACGCACATCCCGGCGCTCCGGACGCGTGGCTTTTTTGTGGCCGACGTAAGCCACGCACCGCAGTTCCCCGCTCGCCGCGCGCGGGATTTCCTCTCGGATAAGCGCGGCCTTTCGGCGGGCGGCCTGTACGTGCGCCCCGCCCTTTTTCACGGGAGATACCCATCAAAACCGCTTCGAAGTTTGTTTTCGCGGTCGTTCTGTTTCTGGTGCTGCTGTCGATCGTAACCCCGTGGCTGGTGAATCAGGACAGCAGCATCACCCTGCTCGCCGTGCCGTTCGTGTGGCTGGCGTATGCCGCCGCTTTCGTGAAATTTCTTCCCCCTCATATCAAGGAGAACAAGTGAAACGCCTGTTTCTGATTTTGATCCTCGCTCCGGTGATGTTCCTCGCGGCCGGCTGCGACAACGTCCCGGCCGGCTACGTCGGTGTGAAGGTGCAACGCTACGGCGACGACCGCGGCGTCAACGTCGAGGTGAAAGGCCCCGGCCGCTACTTCAACGGGCCGAACGTCGACATGTTCATCTTCCCGACGTTCACGCAGTCCTACGTGTGGGACAGAACGGACAAGTCCGACGAGTCGTTCACATTCCAAACGGTGGAGGGACTGTCGGTCAACACCGACATCGGAATCAGCTACGCGATCCCGCACGACAACGCGCCGAAGGTGTTCCAGAAGTACCGCCGCGGCGTCGACGAAATCACGGGTGTCTATCTGCGCGCGATGGTGCGCGACGCACTGAATCTCGCCGGCGCGTCGATGGCCGTCGAGGACGTCTACGGCAAGGGCAAAGCGGCGCTTCAGCAGCGCGTCGAGGACGAGGTAAAGGCGAATGCCGCGACCGTCGGAATCAGCGTCGAGAAGGTCTACTTCGTGAATCAGATGCGTCTCCCCGAGCAGGTTATGAACTCGATCAACGGGAAGATCGCCGCGACACAGATCGCGCAGCAGAAAGAGAACGAACTGCGCGCTGCCGAGGCCGATGCAGCGAAGCAGGTCGCAATCGCCAAGGGCGAAGCCGAAGCGCTCGAAGTGAAAGCGAAAGCACTGCGCGAGAACGGCCAGATGCTGCAACAGATGGCGATTGAAAAGTGGGACGGCAAGCTTCCCCAATACATGGGCGCGAACAGCGTCCCGTTCGTTCAGATCAGGTAACGAAGTTCTGAGCCTGCGCCCGGGCTCTCCCCCTCGGATATGGGCGGCCTTTAAGGGTGGCCAGTTCGGCACCCTCTTTTTCCGCTGCGGAGATTCAAGAGCGGACGCTCGGCGGTGGCGGTTGGGCTCCGTCACTCCCTCAACTCAATGTTGATCACTTCATGCAACGCTGCCTTATGCGAGCGCTGAGTGTCCGCCCTTGAACCCCCGCTTGAGCTGGCGCCTGTACGGGCCAGCACTTTTTCGGATTCCAATGATGCGCATGAGGGCCAAGCCATGAAAGAACTGCAACAAGCTGTCTCCACTGCCTTCTCGAACATCGTCGCGGCCGGCGCGATCGAGAAGGCGATCGAAGAAAAGTTGGCGAAGACGATCACTTCGATCATCGACGAGGAACTCCGCTCGTACTCGAGCTTCGGCGAGCGGTTGAAGGAACACGTCAAAACCGCGCTGCAAGTCGATTTTCATAACCTCGGACTGCCCGGATACAACAACCTCATTCTCAAGGTCGTTCGTCAACAAGTCGACACGCAGTTAAACGCGACGATCGCAACGCAGATCGAGCAGCAAATGAAGGAACTGCTCGCACCCGCACCGACCGAGATCAAGCTCTCGCAACTCGTCGAGGAATTCATCAAGGACGAGCACACCGATCGCCAGTACCGCTCGCGCTCATGCGAAGAATCCAATCGCATCACGCTGATTGTTCGCGAAGCGAGCGTCGTCGATTCGAAGTTCTACCACATCCATTTGGACAAGGAATACGGCACCGAATCCTACAGCTGCCCGTATCAGATCGATGTCCACGATGGCCGCGTGTACAGCGTGCAGATCGATCGAAAGGACCCAAGCAAGACGCTGTTCGTCGGCCCCATGCATGGCTTCAAGCGCCGCCTGTTCCAGCTCTACGCCGCCGGCACGAAGCTGATCATCGACGGCGACGAGAACAGCATCAACACCTACTACCCGGGTCGCGACTATTGAACAGGGACAAGTCATGATCAACGAAACGAATACCGCGCGCGCAGAATCGCGCGACACGTGCGCACACGACTACGTGCGGACGGACAGCGTATGTGTCGAGTGCGGAGCGCGCGCCCCCATCGAGGCGAAGCCGCGCGCGAGCGGCATCGTGAACCTGACGCAGTACATGTTTGAGTTGGTCGGCGCGATCGGGTTGCTGCCCGAGTCGCCGCAGCGCGACGAGGCACTGAAACAAGCAAAGGCTCTTCGGCTCGATCTCGCAACCGCGACACGCGAATCGCTCTTCGATGGCTTGATCTCGCTTGAAGGTCTGCGGGAAAAGCTGCTCGCACCGCGCGAGATCGAGCGCGACGATCAAGGTTGGCTGACGCATCCCGCACTTCCCTGCTGCGACGAAGACGTACGCATCGACAAGTTCCTCGCGGCGTTCGGCATCGAATCGGCGTTCGTCAGCATGGAATCCGACGTCGATGCCGAGAGCTACGAGCAGTACCACGAACGCGCCGACGCCGATTGCAGCGCATGGACGCCGACGCCACCCGATGGCGAAGGTTGGGCGCTGCTCGAGATCTACGACACCGAAGACGGCCCGCACGCGCTGTTTGCACGTGCAATTCCCCCCAAGGTGCGCCGCGATCGCACACGGCATACAACGGAGCCGACCGGGCGCACACCCGCAGAACAAGCCGCCTATCGGGCGGGGTTCGACGAAGGTATCCACGCTGATTCGCCATACAGCGACGCCGAGAAAGCCGAAGACATGCGGATGATGAAGCTCGTGTTGGACGACTATACCCGCAACGGCATCGCCACGATGACCGATGCAGAGAAGGTCACCTACCTGTCCGCGTCGCTGCTGTCCGCTTACCAACTGCTTCGAAGCGTCGTGGGCGATGAGTGGGTCATGGGATGGCTTGAAGCGGCTTTGCACGAAGTGATGACCACGCTGTGTGCGGTCGAGATCCGCAAACCGTCCTGAATCGAGGTTCGACCATGAACGACCAACAACAGAGCCGCGCTGATGCGCTGACATACGACCAACGGCAAGCACTCGGCGAAGCGCTTGCGGAATACTTCGGCAAGCTCGATTCCGACGAAGGTATCCGCACGCCGGAAGGACGAATCCTTCGCACGTTCGATTACTGCGACTCGCGCACGATCGACGACCTGATCAACCGCGCGATCGTTCCGACACTTGCCGCATCCGCATCTTCGCAGCCCGCACCGCGCGCTGAGGCGCGAGAGCGCGACGACCCTGAGCTGATCGCGGCAAGCAACAACGGCTATGCGGCCGGACTGCGCGACGGCAGGGTTCTCGGGACTGCAAATGTGGGCGATCCAGAAGGCGTGCTTCGCGAGCTGCGGGCCGAAGTCCTGTGCGGCAACGACGAGTCGCTGGAGATGGCTGCTGATGCGTTGGACAGGCTCGGACAGGACAGCGCTGCAGCAGGCGTGCGCGCTGTCGCCTACGAGCTGCGCATGCTCGCTCATAAGATGCGTTGCACCCCCGCCGATGCGGGAGAAGCGGTAGGGTCCGTAACGATCTCGAAGCCGGGGGATTCGGCCACGGGCATCTCGTTCATGTCCCTCAACGAGCGCGGACGGCAGACGCTGGGCAAAGGCAAGCACCTGCTCTACGCCGACGCAAAGTCGTCGACCCTGACGGTCGGTGAACAGCAGACGATCAGCAGAGCTGCCGACACGCTGGAATTCCACGGGCTGAAGACGGAGGCAACTGAACTGCGCGCCCTTCTCGACTCCACACAGCAGCCAAGCGAGGAGTCGAAGGAATGCACCTGCCCGAGCGGCGACGGCTCGCTGCGGCGGCCGTGTCCTGTGCATCCCCCGACGCGGACAAGCGTAGACCTGGCGGACGATGTCAAGCGAGATGCCGAGCGGTATCGCACGCACATCAAATACGAGTACGAGACCATTTACATGCCCGCGGCGGAAAGGAAGGTGCTAAGACCGTTGACCTTCACAGAGTACAAAGCGAGTGCCGATCAGGTCGCCGACGCCGCCCGCACCCAAGAGAGCAAATCGTGAGCGAGAACAGCAAAATCGAATGGTGCGACCACACGTTCAACCCGTGGGAAGGTTGCCAGAAGGTCGGCCCGGGATGCGACCACTGCTACGCAGAGGCGCGCAATGCACGCTTCGCTGGCGGCTCGGCCGTGAACTGGGGGCCCGGCGCGCCACGCCGCCGCACGTCGGCCGCCAACTGGCGCATGCCGCTACGCTGGAATCGCGAGCACGACCAGTTCTTCGACGCGCACGGCCGGCGCCAGCGCGTGTTCTGCGCGTCGCTCGCCGACGTGTTCGACAACGCGGTTGATCTGCTCTGGCGCCGCGACCTCTTCCGGTTGATCGCCGACACGTCGAACCTCGACTGGCTGCTGCTGACGAAGCGAATCGGAAACGCGCGAGAGATGATTGCCGGCACCCTGGGCAGCATCATGCGCGATGAGCGTGAGTGGCCGTGGCCGCATGTCTGGCTCGGCGCAACGATCGCGAACCGCGACGAGATGTTGCGCGACGCGGCCAAGCTCAAAGCAACCGGTGCGCGCGTCACGTTTTGGAGCGTCGAGCCGATGCTCGGCGACCTCGGCACGATCCCGTCTGACCTGTTTCCGGACTGGGTAATTTGCGGTGGCGAAAGCGGCCCCGGTGCGAGGCCGCTGCATCCCGACTGGGCTCGGTCGCTGCGCGACCAATGCGCTGCCGCAGATGTGCCGTTCCTGTTCAAGCAATGGGGTGAACACTCTCTCGCCTACGACCGCGATCGGGACGATCCGGACTATCGTCGGTGCGATCGCATGGCTCGCCTACCCGGCCGCTGGATCAATCTGGCAGGCGGACACGGCTTCAACGGCGAACGCGTCCATTACGCAGAGCGCGTCGGCAAGAAAGCAGCCGGCCGCCTGCTCGACGGTCGCACGCATGACGAATTCCCGGAGGTGTCGCGATGAGCATTGCCTCTAAACCGTTGATTTCGTCGCAGCGCCATCTCAATCCGTCGCGAGTCACGGATAAGGCTGCCCGCTTCAAGGTGTTCATCGTGCACGTCGCCGATGTGACGCTTCGCGGGAAGTCGTACCGGCTGCTGATCGACGGCCACCACAACCTCGCGGCCGCGCGCGCCGCCGGCATCAAGCCGACGTGGCGCGGGCCGACCGCGAAATGGCGCCGAATTCAAGCGACCATGCCGGCCGCCGAATTCGAACGCTTCCTGATCAACAACCTGACGGACTCCGACTACTACTTCGTCGATACCAACGAGGTCGTATCGGAATTGCTGGGCCGGGAGTAACGCCAGATGAAAGAACGTTCAATCCTGTTCAACGCCCCGATGGTGCGCGCCATCCTCGACGGCCGCAAAACGCAGATGCGATGCTCTATCGGCGCAGAGGAGTAGTCACCTCGATCGTTGATTTTAGAGACCCGTGTCGTCTTGAGACGCCTTGTATCTGGCGTAAGCCTTTGCGGCTTCCATTGCTTCGTGGTGGGTCGCAAATTTCTCAACGATCGTGTGCCTCATGCTGGCGATGTGGGACTTCATCGCCGTATGGTCGCTCTTGCGCTCGAAACGCACGAGTGCGCGCCAAACACCCGAAGCCTCTTCGTATGCTTCGCAAAAACACAGATAACCGTTTTCGTCGACAACCATATGTTCCGACATATCAGCCTCCGTATTGAACTGCACTACGCGCTGATCACCCCGTCTACCCGACGCCGAGCCTCATCTCGCCGGTATTCGATTGCCAGATCAGGCGTGATTGTCACACCGGCTGGCAGCATGCGGATCGGCGCCTCGCGAAACAGCACGTCGCCATCGCGCGCGCGGACGATCGACATGCTCACGAGCACGCGCGGGCCAAGGGCATCGCTCTCCCGCTCGGTTGCCTCTATCTCGACGTCGTACCCGCGGTATGTGAATCGATCGAGCATAGCCCAGTTCAACCGTTTCGCGCGAGCCACTCAACGGCGAACGACCGAGCCCGCTCGACCGCTGCCTCTTCGGTTTCGTAGGTCCCGAGATTCTTGAAAAACGCCTCTGGGTTGTAGCCGATGTAGGTGAACGTCACCTGAGCGGCGAACTGACCATCTTCGGTCACGCGCGGCGTACAGTCGACTTGATAGCCGCGCATCGTGAACAAACTCTGCATTTGAGCCAAACCATGAAACGAACCGAGGCGATCGTAGCACTCGCGGGTTTCATGAATCTGACGGCGCAACGCGTGTGGGCGTCAATGCTGGATTGAATTCACGGCCAACCGCACGCTGGACTCGGCCTCGCCCGTCAGGACACCGGCAAACGCGACGCCGCATGTCGAGCACTCGCAATGCTCTTCGCGGCATTCGCCGTGGAACTCACCGGCGCCAACCATCTCCAGATGATTCGGTTTTACCGTCGACGGCTGCCCGTGCAGTTCGACGCACTCCGCGCACGGCTTGATCGTCTCGAGTCCGCAGCCACCTCTTCAATTATTGAAATCAAATTGCAAGGAACTGTAGTATGACCGCACGTCTGATGACGCCGGCCGACCTCGCGATCGTCACCGGCAAGAAGCGATACACCAAACAAGCCGACTGGTTCAAAGCAACGTTCGGCATCGACGTCGCCACCGCTGCGAACGGCGCCGTCATCATGACTTGGTCGACATTCGAGTCACTCCAAGCGAAAAAGGCCGGCCTCGTCGGGAATCCCGAAACATCGAATGTTGAACTCTGCTTTGACTGATGGCTACAAATCGTAAGAAAGCAAAGTATCCGCGCGTCTACGCCAAGCACGGCGCCTGGTATTGGAGCGAGCCAGTATCGGGAAGATGGATTCGTCTGTGCCGATTGACCGACGACGAAACAAAGCTAGTCGAGCGGCTGGCGGAAGAGCGGAAGAAACGCGAACGTCCGGACGGCGCAGGGGATATGCGCCCACTGATCGACCAGTACGTGCGCGAGAACAGGCAACTGCACAAGGAAAAGGCTTGGCCGAAGTATGGAGACTACGCTGGCAATGGATTCCGCAAGGTCAACGTCGCGGACGTGAAGCCGACGCACATCAATAACTGGCTGAAGGTGAAATACGCCGGCAAGCTGCATATGCAACGCGTCATGCGCGCGTTCCTATCCGGTTTCTTCCAGTGGTGCGTCGACAAGGGGAAGCGCGACACGAACCCGTGCAAGGAAGTGAAGCTGAAGAAACCGAAATCGAGGCAGACCTACATCACGGACACGCATTTTGCCGCGATCCGCAGCGCGATGCTTGAGACTACCTACAAGCTCCACGAGGGGACAGACAGGGAAAGAGATGTCGTAGCAGACGTTCCGACTGGGCCAATGATGCAGTGCATCGTCGATCTATGCTATCTGACGGCACAACGCTCGACCGAGATCCGTAACTTGAAATGGTCGGACGTGGATCGCGAGGCCGGCGTAATTCACTTCATCCCGAGCAAAACGGTGGATTCGAGCGGTGTGCGGGTCGATTTCAAGATCACGCCCGAGATCAGCGAAGTGTTGTTGCGAATTCGGCAGATCGACGGCCGTCCGACCATCGGCGATATGCCCGTTGTCCACACACGCAAAGGGAAGACGTACGCTGCGAACACGATCCTGAAGGCATGGAAAGCGGCCGCAAAGCGCGCCAACCTGTTGCATTTTGGATACACCGTGAAGGACATACGAGCCAAGGCCCTAACAGATGGCGAGCGGGCTGGATATGACGTGAAGGCACTCCAAATTGCCGCAGCGCACACTGACGAGAAGATGACGGAGACGTACATCAAAAAGCGAAATGTACCAGTGGCGGACGTGCGCCTGAGACTGCCAGAATCGGCTTGAGGGTGTCTAATAATTGCCCTACCGTCGCCCGCAGAGCCCCGTCTCTTCGTGCATGTTTTTTGAGCAGAACATTAGACACAATCGGCCCGAGAGCCTTTTCTGGTAAGGCTTACATAAATGTGCTCGTTGCTGATTTGGGATCAGAGGGTCGTAGGTTCGAATCCTATCGCTCCGACCAGCAACATCAAGGGGTGATGGTTAATCGCCGTCACCCCTTTTTCCATTTCCGGTTCGCGCACTCGACATTGCCGTCAACGGGCGCGGACTTGGTTGGAATCCGTGAATTGCGAAGCAAGAATCCATTGACGGCCCCGCAATCGAAGATGCCTTAGCGGACGCCATCTCCCATTCCAATATCGATAAACTCCATCAAGTCACTTTCAACGATTCCGCTACGAAAGGCATTCGCCCGCGCCAAAGACGGCGGCCATTCCGCTTTCCTCCAACGACGCGCAGCGCCGCTCGAAAAATCTCCGCCCTTCGAAAGTCTTCGGCGGGCGCACGCTCGACGAACGCGCATCCCTCGTCGGATGCGAATCGACACGCCTGACCGAACCCTCCGTCACTCGATCACACTGTTCCGATCGCCCTTCAGCAGCAGTTGCGGCACCTGACTGAACCGATACGCGCCGCTCGCCGCATCGAGATCGAACACCCAGACGAGATCGAAGCGATCGTCGGGCCACTTCGGCGGCACCGTCGCCTTGCCGAGCGGCAGCGCATTGGCGATCGTCGGAATGTCCTCGTGCTGCCACGCGATCAGCACGCATCCCTTGCTCGCCGCGGCTGCCTGCGCCAGCTCCTTTTCCTGCCCTTTCGTATACGCGTCGCTGATCGCGCATCCGAGCTTGTGCGCGAGCGGCGTGACCGTGTCGATCGGACGCTCGCTCTTCGCATGCTTCGCGACCGCCGCCGCGAACAGGCAATCGGGCGTCGCGAGTTCCGAGCTCTGCAGCGGGCCGCGGCTCGGCGCGAACAGCGCCGCGAGCGCGCCCGCGCGTTGCCAGCCGAACACCGTGAGCGCCTCGACGTCCTGTTCTCCCTTCGCGTTCACGCCGTATGGCGCATCGTTTCCGTCCGGTTTCTCCGCGTGCCGGATGATCATGATCTTGTGAGCAGTCGGGCTGGCCAT